TATACCCACTTGGGGGGGGGGAACTAACCAGTGAAACATTGTTATAGCTTTTGTGCGTCTGAATGTATATCAGGACAATGCCCACAAGCGTTGGCGCAATCCTGTGATTGATATACAGACATGGGCTTTGATGTGCCAAAATCATGTAGGGATTGTTGGTGCAATACTGGACAATGTGATGACTGCATATTTGAAGGCAGCGAACAGTGTGTATATCCGAACAAAGATAAAAATATTGTGATTAAGGAGGTGGATAAATAAATGAGGATTGGGTATATTCAAGTTTACAACCTTAAATTGAATCCTCACCTAAAGAGAAAGTTTGAACTCAGAGAAGCAGGCGCCACACGTAGGGCTTCAAACCAATGGGACAGAGTGTATTCAAAAATGTTGCAACATCCAGTTGAATATTCAGAAGTTGTGGATAACGCAAACATTATGAAGAAAAATCCACGCATCATTTTAGTGCAAGAACCATTTTTACTCGATGATGAATTGCGAGAAAAAGTAGTTGCGTGGGTAAAATGGGCAAACAGCGCGGAAGAGAGCGAGTATGACCCGTTTGTAGAACCGAGTAAAAATACGGAGGCAAAATAATGCAAGAAATAAAGCCCTGCCCTTTCTGTGGAAATCCAAAGGTTAAGCTTGTAAAGAACGCCAGCTTTTATACATTTTCATATGGTGACAAATATATAGAGCGTGTTAAATATTCTGTGCGATGCGGAGTGTGCTATGCAAGAGGTGGACTTGCAAGCGGGCTTGTTGGGGATTATGGCAATTGCGAAAATGATGTTCCAGCGCCATATCGAAATAAAATTGCCACTGACGAAGAGCTGCAGGCAAAAGCAATTGAATTGTGGAATGAGAGGATTGAATAATGGATGCTGTTAAATTTCTCGAAGAAAAAGACAGGATGTGCAGATTTTATGAAACATGTTCGAAATGCCCTTGTTTTTACAAGTCCGGCATCGCTGTGAATTGCATACTTGCTAATGGGTTGTCTTTAGCAAAAAACAAAGAACAAGTCGCCATTGTTGAAAAATGGTCTGCCGAACATCCTCGTAAAACAAGACAAAGTGTATTTTTGGAGCAGTACCCCGAGGCAAAAGTAGATAAGAGCACCGGCGTGCTTGTTCTTTGCCCCGCAGCGTTAAAGAAAGAATACAGAGATGATAGAGGTGCTTGTAATGCATACTGCATCGAAAGTAATGCATACTGCATCGAAAGCGGCATTTGCGCTGATTGCCGCCGCAAGTTTTGGATGCAGGAGGTAGAATGATGAAGCTAACTATTATCTTCAAAGATGAGTTTGAGGAACATATGAAAAGGCAATTTGGGTCTTTCACGAATCCGCAGGTATATAACGTGAAGTCTATACGCATTGAACGTGGGTATCTATACTCTACTACGGTTTGTTAGTATATGGATGATATTGCCAGAGTTTACTGTGAGTGAGAGGAGGGCTAATAATGGCTGAATATATTGATAAAAATGCGTTGTTTAAAGACCTTAACGATAAATATGAATGCAAAGATACTGAATGCTGGGATGTTAGTTATACTTTTGGCTTTGAGAGTGCCATAGGTGTAGTAAGTAAAGCATTGCCACTTAATGTTGCAATTGTTAAACATGGAAGATGGATTGACAACAAAGATTATATGTTCTGTTCAAAATGTGGGGCGCAGTGGAATTATTGCGATAATGACACACAAGACTTCAAATGGTGTCCTTGTTGCGGAACAAGAATGGATGGTGATGACTGATGGCTGAATATATTAACCGTAAAACACTTGAGGGCATAATTCTTGATTGTTCCCCCGAAGTAAAAATTTTGCTCAATAATGTTCCAGACATTGTATCAATTGTAAGATGTAAGGATTGTGAATATCGTGGTGACCATAATTGCCCGATGTTTCATTTGGTTCCAAGTGGAGAATATGTTGATTTTGCTCGGGACGAAGGATTCTGCCACAGAGGATATTCAAAGAAACAACCTAAACCCATGAAGTTTAATTGGCGGCATCCCACACAAGAATCAAATGGAATGTGGATTCCTGACGAAACGGACTGGCCGTACAAATATGCATATCATATTTTGCAAGTAAAGCGTCGAGATAATGACAAGCTGTATGCATACAGTGAAAGGGATTATATTGTGGCTAAATATAATTCCATGCTGGAATGTTGGGAAACCGCGGGCGGTATGGATTATATCCATTGGGAGGAAGTGAAGCGTTGGGCTGTACTCACAGATAACAATGGTTGTCCGATTACAAACATGGATGGCGCTGACCAATGTCGAAGGTGCTAACTGACGATTCAGATGTTCGCATTGGTGCATTTCAATTCTCCGACAGAAAGAAGCTGTGCTTGTGTGTCGAGAAAGGAAATCAATGCATTGTATATGGGCATTTTATTGATTCTGACAGGGCAAATGAATTTATGGACGAGCTGGCATTGTTTTTAGGAATTAAGGAAAGGAAGGATGAATAAGGTATGGGAGTAGCAGTTTTAGTCCTCGGAGCAAGCGGTAGCGGGAAATCGGCATCTATGCGAAATTTCAAAGAAAACGATGTTCGTATTCTCAATGTTGCATCTAAGCCGTTGCCGTTTCGTAATGTAAACAAGTTGAAGAAAGCGGACAAGGCAACATATGCAATGATTAAGGGCGCCGTTAAGAGCGGGCAAACGCTTAGTTACGTCGTGGATGATGCACAGTATCTTATGGCGTTTGAGAGCTTTGATAAAATCAATGAAACGGGATATTCTAAGTTTTCTGCAATGGCTAAGAATTATGAAGATATGTTGCGCACAATCCAAGAAGATACATCACCAGACACCATCGTGTATATCATGCAGCACATTGATAAGGATGAGGACGGCAATATCAAAGCCAAGACGCTTGGAAAGATGTTGGACCAGCAATTGACCGTAGAAGGATTATTCAGCATTGTACTCTTGGCAAAAGCAGAAGAACGGCGGCATTTCTTTGTTACTCAATCCGACGGAACAAATCCTTGTAAGTCGCCTATGGGTATGTTTGATGAAATTGAAATCGACAACGACCTTAAAATGGTCGATGATACAATTCGGGAATATTATGGTATGAAAAAGGCAGATGCGCCCAAACAAACAAAGGGCGAGTAAGCAATAAAAAATGAGAGGTATGAAAGCATGAAAAAAATTAACGATTTCGACAAAGTGCAGGAAGTAACAAGCGGGGCATTTCCGAGAATTCCCGATGGCGCTTATATTGTAGGCGTAAAGAAGGTCGAGGATGTGCCCGACAAAGAGTTCCTGAGAATGGAGCTTGACATCTGCAAGGGCGAATACAAGAACTTCTGGCAGAAGCAATATGACGCAGACAAGCGTGACCCGAAATACTGGCCCAGAGACGGCGTTCTTGTAAGGTCGTATAAGCAGCAGGCGCTCGGATTCTTTAAGGGATTTATTACTGCTGTAACTAAATCGAATAAGAATTTCACATGGAATTGGAACGAGCAGGACTTGAAAAATAAGGTGTTCGGAATCTGCATCGGGACAGAAGAATACCAGAAGAACAACGGCAACATTGGTACTCGTCCGTATATTGCGTCTGTGCATAGTGTAGAGGCGATTGAAAAGGGCGATTTTACCATCCCTGCTCTTAAAAAGCTTGATCCGAATAAGGTTGCAAATACAAAGAAAGAAGAGCCATTTCTTGATCCGTTTTCTGATGCACCTGCTCAGACGGCGGCGCCTGCACCTGAAGCAAATCCGTTTGATGATTCTGATAGTAATCCCTTTGCCTGAAGCACATGAATACCGATGTAATGTTTTCGTCCGCCACAGATGAATGGGCGACCCCACAGGATTTGTTTGACGAATTGGACACAGAGTTCCACTTTGAACTTGATGTATGAGCGAACGAAAGTAATCACAAGTGCGAAAAGTATTACACAAAAGAGCAAAACGGGTTGTTAATGCCGTGGGTTGCTGATGATGCAATATGGTGCAACCCACCTTATGGTAGAGAGATAGGCAAATGGGTAAATAGAGCGTGGCATGCATCCGCCGATGCAACGGTAGTTATGTTACTTCCTGCAAGAACTGACACAAGATGGTTTCATGACTATATTTACAAGAAGCCGAATGTTGAAGTTCGATTTATTAAAGGGCGCCTTAAATTCGGCAACAGCAAGAATTCTGCGCCGTTTCCGTCCATGATTGTAGTCTTTAGACCATTTAACTAAATAAAGGAGTAATGCGGTATGAACAAATTTGTTGCTTGCGGAAAGCTAATAGAATTTGTCTGCCGCATTTACTCTACCCATATCAATATAAAAACAACGCTTGATATAAACGGGCAAATAATCCAAACATCACAGACAAGCAGCCGTAAATGGAATGCAGACGAATGCAAGGCGGTGTTTGACATATTGCCTAAGCTACATCCAAAAGTTGACGGCATTGTTTACAATGTTGATAAACCCTATTTTTTTTGTCGTAGAGCGAACGAAATTAGCAGGGTTATAGTTGGTGGGAATATCAACGAATGGCGCAATACAGTGTATTTTAATGCCAAATACATGCGTCTTATACAATCGTGCCAGCAACAGCCAGTGCTTGACATTCAAATTGACGGGCAATGGGTAGACAATAACAGATTGTTAAATGTCTGCTATGATTCTCCGAGAATATTTAATCTGCCAAAGCCTGCTGGCATAAGCGACAAAATATGTCGGCTATCTGTCGGATATAATTGCGGATTTACAGTTAATAGCAATACTGTACTTGTGCATGACGGTGGAATATGGGTTAAGTCCATTGAAGAAACTGACTCATGTTTCACCGAATCACAAGTTGATAATTATCTGCTTGAATATGAAATTATATCGGAAGAAAAATAATTTCAAAATAGGTATTGACAAGCTGTGCAATATATGCTACTATAATGTCATAAGGTGGTGACGCACAATGGCTCAAACGATTAAATGCCGTCAATGTGGCAAGCAAGTTGATAAATCCACCGCAATTGAAATCAAGCCAAGAACATATGTGTGCTCTGAGCAGTGCAATAATGAATGGCAATTAGCACATGAGCAGAAAAGCAAGCCCATTGCAGAAAAATCGCCAATGCGCCAACTGACAGATTATGTGCAGTCCTATGCGCCAAATACGGCATGGGTCAAATTCGGGGCTAATGTGCAGAGAATGTGCAAAGACGGCATGACTGTTGCGGGCATCCACTATACATTATGGTATATGCGAGAACATGAGCAAATGCAGCTTGACGGAGATGGACTTGGGCTTGTTCAGTGGTATTATGATGCGGCTAAAAATTTCTATCAATGGCAACAGCGCATGAAACAACAAGTATCAAACTGGCAACAAACAGAAAATACTGCCGTAAAAATACAACAAAGCAATGCGAATGAGGAGGTATTCAAATGAAAGACAAGGTGTGCGGATTGTGCGAGAATACTGACGGACTGTGCTATATGACCGACCCACCCCAATATAAATGCCGAGTAACGGGGCAGTTTCATAGATTCGACGATGATTGCAATGTTGAAACAACCAAAGATGCATTTGGATGCAATACTAAAACATTGACATGGCATAGTGTAAAAGACGATGTCCCGCCGACGGACGAAGAAGTGCTTGTTTGTTTTTATGATGAAGATTCGGGCGAATACGGCTCTTGCGTTGTTGCATATTATACAAACGACGATGAAACGCTTGAGGAGTTTGAGCGTCCTGTATGGTGGACCACAGACCGCAATTACATTGTAGACAATACAGACAAATGGGCACACATTGAAAAGCCCGAGGTGCCTAATGTATGATTTTACAGCGGCAAGGTTACTATTGGGATGCTTGATTCAACGCCCCAAGCTTGCTGTTGACGATAAATACCCTCTTGGCAAAAAAGACTTTTCCGAACAATTATTCCATCTGCGGCTATATCAAGCAATTCACACTCTTGCCCAAAGAGGGGCAAATAGCATATCCGCAATGGAATGTTATAACCTCTGCAAGAGCAATCAAGCAGTAAAAGAGTTGTTCGATTCAAACAATTTGTCGGCATTCATTGAGACAGTATCAAAGGTCGCAGATGTAAACAATTTTGCCCTGTATTATTCGACCGTCCGCAAATGCAGTTTAATCAATGCGTTCAAAGAGGCGGGATTCGACACGGCTAAGTTTGCGCAGAACATAAGCAAATACACAGAAGAAGAAATTTCAAGCCACTTTCTGTCACAAGCCGAAAAAATTTCAAGGGAGTTTAAGTGTGGGGCAGAAAGAGAAGAATATCTTGCTGGGGCAGATTTCATTGCAACAAAAAATAAATTCAAAGAATCGCCCGATTATGGACCATCTTTTCAATCGCCATATCTGAACAGCATATACAGAGGTCAAAGCGGGCTGATTTTAAGAGCAGGTAAAAGCGGCTTCGGTAAATCTGTGCAATCCATGGGCGATGTCTGCAAATGCTGTTGTAAAGAATATTGGGACGATGAGTTAAAGCAATTTGTTCCTAATAAGTCCGCTGTGGGTCCCGCACTATTCATCAATACCGAAATGGACTTGCGGAAAGAGCTTGACCCACTTATTATTGCTTGGATAAGTGGCGTATCTCGAGGCAAAATCAAGGACGGATATTACTGCGGGGACGAAGAAGAACGGGTTGAACGAGCTGCGCAGATATTGCTTGATAGTAAGCTGTACATTGTTGACGACCCATGCTTCACTACAACAAGCATTGTTTCAACTATAAAAGAATACAGGAGCATTCACGGCATTAAGCTTGCCTGTTTTGACTATATACAGAATAATGGCTTTGTTGCAAGTGAAATTGCGGGCGAGACAAAAATTCCGCAAAGAGAAGATATGGTGTTGCTTGCTTTAACAGACAGGTTAAAACAAGTACAGCGGATGTGTGATATTCCTGTTTTAACTTCTGTGCAAACAAACGGCATGGAGGACACAATGAAATATCCAACAGAGGCTTGCTTAGCTGGGTCTAAGGGGCAAATTCGCAAGACCGATGCAACAATGGTTATATTGCCACCTAAGCAAGACGAGCTTGATATATTTGATATGGCTAAGAGTAATCCTAATCTTGGAATTGATGAAAATGCGGTCTGCAATACAGTGACACATATTCTAAAAGGCAGAAACAGTAAATTCCCAAGACATGTTAAAATATATCAACAGGTCAATTATGGCACAGGGCGAACACATGACTGGTTTGCTACGGACAAGGATGGAAATCAAGTTGATGGACTGCATGGTTTGTTAATTGAATGTGATGGGAGGAAACAGGTATGAATGATATGGTTCGTGCAACAATTCAGAGCTTAATTGACGAATTATATATCAAATGGGGTTGCGATCCTGCTTATTATGTTGATGATATGCTCGAAGGCAAGAAAGCTAAGATTGATTCCTATATTATTGAATGGCTAAAGGCGCATTTAGATGATGAGGTGTAACAATGCAATACATGGGCGGTAAGAGCCGCATATCTAAACAAATTTCGGAGGTTTTGAACAATGCGTTATCTTGGTGGCAAGAGCAGAATTGCCAAACAGGTTGCAGAAGCGCTGAATTCTGCGCTGAGAGAGAGAGAGAGAGTATTTGTAAGCCTGTTTTGTGGCTCTTGCGCCGTTGAATCAAAGGTGGACGCAGACATTAAAATTCTCAATGACAAGCATTCCTATCTCATTGCTATGTGGCAAAGGCTGCAACAAGGATGGCGACCGCCATATGCCGTAACAAAGGAAGAATATTATGCAATTAAAGCCAATATGAACGCCAATCCAGCATTAACCGGGTTTGTTGGCTTTGGATGTTCTTTCGGCGGAAAATGGTTCGGTGGTTATGCAAAGAGCGACAAGAAACGCAACTATTGTATGAATTCAAGAAATTCAGTGTTAAAAGATTTGCCGGGGTTGCAGGGCGCAACTTTTACTTGTCTCGACTATAAAGCCGTACCGATCCCAGATGGAGCGGTTGTATATTGTGACCCGCCTTATGCCAATACAACAGGATATAGTACGGGCGCTTTTAACAGCGACGAATTTTGGGAATACATGCGCCAATTATCTAAACGGTGCGATGTGTATATTTCCGAAGAACAAGCGCCCGGTGATTTTGAATGCATATGGGAACAAGAGTTAACGCGTTGGATTGATAGGAATAAATCTAATCAACCAAAGAAGATTGAAAAATTATTTAAGTATAAAGGAGGATGTATGTAATGAATATTAAAGAATACAAAAGCGCGATAGAAACTCTTTATAAAGATATGTGCGAAAACGCAGACCTTGCAACAAAGCAATTTCGAGGACAGTCAAATTCCACATTAAACACTGAATGGGGACGCGGATATATGGACGCGCTCGAAACCGTGCTCAAAATTTTGGACGATGTTAAGGTTGTTAAACCGCGAACAAAGAAGCGCGAACCCATGGAAATTCAGCTTGATTATATTGAAGACCTCTATAATTTCGAGGAAATTTATTTTGGCGAAAAGCCCTCGCGCGAACGAAAGAAAGAGTTATTTGAGCAACAAATTCAGTGTGTAATTGACATCTGTAAAGAATATTACCGCCCCTATGATTTAGTAAGCATAGATGAATTAGATGATTGACATTCAATCTATCAAATCGCGCCTCACAAGCGATGATATTATTGCTGTTATGGATGGCATGGGCATACCATTGGTATCAGCAAATAATCAGTATCAGCTATATCCAAGTTGTTGCCATCACACAGATTGGCAAAATCATAAGGCAAAGCTCTATGCGTACAATGATACAAAAATGCTGCATTGCTATTCGTGCGGCGAATCCTTTGATATATTTGGCATTGTTCAAAAAGTAAGGCAATGCAATTTTCAATCCTCTATTGCATATATATGTGAAATTCTGCATATAAATCCCTCAGAAAATGTGCAGAAAGAAAATGTTGATAATTGGCAATCAGACCTTGGCAGATGGATAAAAGGCGGTGATGAATCTGAAACAGTTGAAATTCCAACATATGACAAAAGTGCAGTTGAGCTGTTTGACCGATTATATCCGCAAGACTGGTTGCAATATGGAATTTCTGCGGACACGATGGACAAGTTCGGCATAGGTTGGTATGGTCGAAAGGCTTGCATAACAATTCCTGTATGGCAAGGAGATAAACTCGTCGGCATGCGCGGAAGATATATGAGACCACAAGACACAGAAAGGGGTAAATATCGCCCCGTAAGCGATTTAAGCGGACGGGTATATAGATACCCTACCAATGCTGTTCTGTACGGTTACAACGAAAATAAATGGCAAATACAGCGGTCTAAAACGGTGTGGCTTGTCGAAGCAGAAAAGACCGTCTTAAAATTTGACACATGGGGCATAAATAATGCCGTTGCGGTATTCGGCTCTAATATATCAAAACGGCAAATTCAAATGCTTATTGAGTTGGGCGTAAACAATGTAATACTTGGATTTGATTCGGACTACAAACAAATTGGCGATGATGATTACAAGCTATTCATTGAAAAAACCAAGCGAACAATCGCTAAATTGCGCCCATTCTTTTCGGTTGAGGTCTTTTATAATTGTTTGGGTTTTAATGCGCACAAGTTTTCCCCAACAGATTATACAAGAGAGCAATTTAATGAATTGTGCAAACATATGGTAAAGGTAAATTGATATGATTGATGTAAAATGTATTATAACAAGAAAGGTGTATGATAGCGGAGATGGCTATCGGGTCTATTCGTGCCGACCTGTCGGAGCAGAAAAGACCAATGAGCTTGAGTTGAATAAATACGGCGACTTTACACTTTCTATCAATCAGACCACATTTGCCGTTGGAAACACGGTTCATGTTTGTGTTGAAAAGGACGAGCTTTCAAAATATCCCGGCTCATATAAGTTTGTGTCGTATTATAACCAAATAGGTGCGGACATTTCGCCCGAAACAGCAAAACAAATAATGTGCAACTTTATGACAGAATCTCAGGCAATCAGCATTATTGATGCATATCCTGACTTTATTCGATTGATTCTCGATGATAAAACCGATGAAATTGATATAAAAAAAATCTATGGTGTCGGCAAACATCGGTTGGCTCTTTATCAAAGAAAAATCAAAGAACACTGTAAGGAAATTGCATATGCCCCGATTTGTTATAAGTGGAGCATTAAAGACATAAGGCTTGTTTCGGGCAGATTTGGAAGCCCACAAGAATTTGAGTCTGCGGTCAATTCTGCTCCATATGCCACGCTGATTGATAAATGCGAATGTAGCTTTACAGAGGCGGACAAAACAATCCTTAAAAATAACAGAGAATTGCGGTCGTCTGAAGAGCGGTGTTTATATGCTTGTTTGCATGAGTTAAAACAAAATGAATTAAACGGCAGTACGATAATGTCAACCGCTGAACTTTCACACATTATTTTTGATAAATATAATGCTTGTTATGATAAATTGGTTGATGTTGTTAAGCGGTCAAGCAAGATTCATTATGACGATGTGTGCAAATCTGTTGCCCGTGAGTCAACATATCAAAGCGAACGAGCTATTGCACAGATATTGCTTGAAAAAATAAAAAAACCGTCAAAACTCTATATTGAACTCGACAAATACAGAGAAATTAACGGGATTACATTGACAGATGAGCAGTTAAGCGCTGTTGATATGGTCGCAAATAACAGTGTATGCATGCTGAATGGTTATAGTGGCTCTGGTAAATCAACAAGCACAAAGGCAGTTATTCGCATGCTTGAGGACTGTAACAAGACATATACATTGCTCGCCCCCACAGGAATTGCATCCCGCGTACTATCCAAAGCAACAGGGCGCAAAGCACAAACAATACATATGTTCCTTGCAACAAATGAAGAAGCGGGGGATTATGTGTTGTTGGACGAGGCGAGCATGTGCGCCGTTGATTTAATTGCTACATTACTGCAATCACCGCAGCTAAACAAAGATACTAACCTAATCTTTGTCTGTGATAATGCGCAGTTATTATCAATTTCTTGCGGTAATTTTGTGCAAGATGTTATTGATAGCGGGTTAATGCCTCGCGTATCATTGTCTAAAATTTTTAGATACAAGACAAGTGGTATTGTCACAGAAGTAACAGATGTACGAAATGGCGAATACGGCAATTTAACCAATGCATATGCGGACTATTCATTCGTTCAAATTTCGGACGAGCCAATGCAACAAATTTCTGCGGCTTATGATAAATTCTTGTCTATGGGATATACAAAGGACGATATATTGCTCTTATGCCCCTACAATAAGTCTAAAATTGGCTCTACGGCGATTAACGCATATATGCAGGACAAGTATAACCCCCATGAAGAAACGGGCTTCAGAGCGCAAAAAAATGGCATTAGAATGCATGACCGCGTAATTAACAAGAAGAATAATTATCATGTAATTGCCTGCGCGTGGTCTGAGGAAGAACAAGAATATGTGGACGGCGGGCAAATGTTTGTCGCCAATGGTGACATAGGCGAGGTAGTACAGTATCAAAATAACGACAATGAGCAGTATTTAATTATTCGATTTGGAGACAGATACGCAAGATTTGAGCCATCAGACATCTTGAATCTGCAATTGGCGTACTGCATATCCTGTCATTCATCGCAGGGCTGTCAGGCAAAAGCGGTCATTTGTGTATTTGACCGCATGCATCAGACGCTTATAACTCGCAATTTGCTCTATGTAGCAATGTCCCGGGCGCAAGAACAATTGTGTGTAATCGGAGATTATGAAACTATTGTTTGTGGCATTTCAAAGCAGGAAAATCTTGAAAGAAAAACTTTTTTGAAAAACATGTTGACAAATCCGCAAGAATATGATATTATGTTGTCAATATGAAAGGAGGGCACAGTTATGAACTATGCCGACAAAGCGTTTGACAAAGCGAAATATTATAAGTATGAGCGAACAACAAACAGGGGCGAAAACAAATCGAGGAAAGACCGCGTTGTAAGAGAGCACTATACGGTGCATGAATCTGGCATGCGCAATCTTGCCGAGGCTATCCTTAAAAGTGCTATTGTAGATGTGCAAGACAATAGTCTTCGGCTTAAAGCAGATGTCCGTGATTTTGCAATGGGCAAAGAAAAGAATTGGTGCAGGACATTATGCCAAATCAGCCATATTGACTACAATGCATATAAGGAGCGCGTCAGGGAGTTACTATGAATATGTATTACAGAATTTATTTAGGCGATTTCAAGAAGAATGATTTTCTTGTTATGTTCTCGTCAGATGAAAAAAGCAATAACCTAATTCCTCAAAAGGGCGAAATTTTGCAGATTGATGGCGAATTATATATCGTTAAGTGCGTCCTGCATGACTACGACCTTGAAGAAACAGATATTTTCGTTGATAGATATGAGGAGTGAGATAACTGGAAATCAAGATGTTAAGGCACCCGACCGATGAGGACTGGGCGTTTGTTAAGACCTGTGCATTAAACACAATTGGCAAGAAAGCCGCTACATTGCCCACAGACAAATGGAAGAAAAAGATTCTACGAGCTGAGCACAGCCCAATTCGGACTCTTTGGTTTGCATTTGAAATGCATATTCCGTCGTTTGTATCAGTTCATTATTGCAGACATAATGTCGGCTGTTCTCATTTTGTGCAATCACAGCGCAATGATAGGCAGTCCAATTATGACCGCAATAAAGCCCCACAGGACGCAGAAGTAAGCCACATCATGGTTGTTAATGCTCAGGCACTTATCAATATGGCGCATAAGCGGCTATGTGGTGCAGCTGCAACCGAAACTCGCACCGTCATGAGAGAAATTGTCAAGCTTGTATTGCAGACAAATCCCGAATTCAAAGAAATGCTTGTTCCGCAATGCGTATACAAGAACGGCAAGTGTGATGAATTTTATCCATGTGGATACAATGGCGGTTGCAACTAAAATAAAAAAAATGGGGAACATTTAATAGCTTAATTGCTATCTTGTGTTCCCCATAATTATATTAAGTTGAAGCAGAGGGCATTGCCCAAGTCAATGTCCCGTCTGCTCCAATAGTCAACACCTTGCCTGCATCTTCTGCCGTCCATGCAGGAAGTGCAACATAATTGTTTGTTTTGAGATATCCAATATCAACAGCATCGTTATCATCGGTCGGCTCTGCTGTCAGCTTTAACTTGCCAACCATTGTTCCTCCTGATTTAAGTAACGCAGATGCTTGAATGGCTTGTGTCTTGCTGTCAGAATACTCCTTGGTAACAGCATGGTTAGCCGCAGTAGGTGCACCAACACTAATTGCTACATATTGAGACTGTGTGTCTGCTTTAACAAATGCGGCAGTACCGTCTGTCGCACCAGTCAATCTTGGGGCATTCGTGCCTGCTGCCTCAATTGTTGCGCCAATGTATAAAGGCGCAGGACCATCGGTGCTGATTTTATGAGCATTGATAATTGCATGCTCGTTCATGTTAAGGTCGGTATCAATTAGCCCGTCACTACCAAGCAAACTGTGGTCGTCTACATATTTCTTTGTAGCTGCGTCTTGGTCTGCCGTTGGGTCAAGCAGGTCTGTAATCTTGTGGTTGTTTAAGCTTGTCTCGGACTCAATAGCAATACCTGTGTCCGTGTTACTGATAGACTTAACCCCCATGATGGAATTGCCACCCATATACAGGTTGCCAGTCATAGGAACAGAACCGTCCGCCTTGAAATCTCCGCTGCTCCCGCCACCGCCTTGACTTGCTTGCTTAATCCATCCACTGCCTTCAGCATACTTGTAAACATCGCCCGTGTCTATCTCATAGAACTCATCGGCATTGTTTGCTTTAATGTCCGCCTTGTTGTCCGTACTAAGCCCGCAATATTCGGCATATCTTTTATTCTCATAAAATGCAGGACGCTCTAATGTAATCGCCATTAAATCACCTCCAATGCATTTGGTTGTTCGACCCATTGCTTAGAATCAGCATCATAAAGAAAATATTTACTTGTATCAATTTCTTTGAATGCCGTTCCGTTTTCAACATTCTGTGGCTTCTCGTCCGTAGACAGACCGCTGAATCTTGCGCATCTGGGCGGCTCATAATAAGCAGGGCGAATTAAAGTAATCAGTTAAATCGCCTCCTTGTAAAATTCTTAAAAAAATTAAAGAGCCCGCAATTAAGCAGGCTCTTTTTGATTGTTGAAAATCCACATACCGACATATGATGCGCAAAATTCGTTTATATCCGAATATGCATATTCCGTCATATCATAATTGCCGTAGAAAATCGGCTGCCGCTCCTCGAACATTTGCAAATACTGCGCATCATTCGCAAGGTTGTTTTTCAATGCGATATAATGCCCGTATTCATGGCAAAGAGCAATAAGCATCCGCTTTTCGGTCGATTCTTTTATGCGAATTTCTTTGCGCTTTGGTATAATCTCGCCATCTTCGTGATAATATGGAATAAACCTGATTTTGTATTCTGCTGTCAGTTCTGCATATTCTTCTGCACCGACGAGTTGCTCGAATTGTTCGAGCGTTTTCGTCTGTTCTGTTGTTGGCAGAAATAAATTGAGAACTGTTCCCGCCGCAAGGAATAAGACAAAGAATATTGCAAAGCTGATTAGAAATGTTTTACGCATTTTCTTTCTTATAGTAATACAATCCATCGTTGAGGAAATTAGAGCCAATTACGATTGTTCCTGCCTTATTAACAGCAAGGTTGTTAATTTTCACCGATGTTTGTTGGATTGACCAATTTATTCCGTCGTCACTTGCTGCAAAATTATTCCCATAATGAGCGATAAATCTTCCATCAAAAAACACACACGAGCCAAATGGGACTGTTGCATCAGCGGTTCCAGCAATGCTCCAATTCACACCATCGCTGCTATATGCCACTTCTGTTCCGCTTCCTTTTATAACGTAAACGCCATTTCCGTAAGAAATAAATGTAGACGAAGTGCGCAAAGTATAGGTGGTATATTCAGGGAATGTTATCGTTGCAGTGTGAGCCGCCCAGTTGGTTGCATCTTCAGATATCCAAAACTTGTTTGTGCCATTTTCAAATAGAAAATACTTATCATTCGCCAATCCGCCATACGCGTTTGGCACATCGATGGTGCTAAGCTTTGCGTTAAAGCGAGCTGAACGTATCAACGCACGCACAGGACGATAGCCGGAAATCCAAGATGTAGAATTCGCAGACATATCGCCAGATATTGTAGTTGCATAATCTTCATATGCAACACTGTTTACTGGCGAGAGCCATGCAAAAGCGCCTGTTTGAATATTTTTTGAAAATCCACCAGTAATAGAGTAATAGGTCGTGCCAGATACATAATTTGACGTCCAAATTATACTAAGCTCTCGCTTTCCAACAGACAACGCGCTCGGATCATTAAGATGCACATCTGATTGCTTCTTGCCTGTATTTTCTATATCCCAAGATTCTCCGTCTGTTGATTTTAAGTGATAAATACTACTTACCGCTCCCGATATCGCAGGAATTGCAAGAACATGGAAAGAGTCATCTTCACTATCGACAACTGCATTCGTAAACTTTTGACTGCCGGTATCTATTTGCTGCGAGGTAAACGAAATCTTTTCATACTGCAATACAATATCATCGCTTGCGCTTGCAATAATCCCAATTTCTCCTGAAACCGCGTTAATTGTGATAACGCCGTCAGCATAAGCTGTGTTTGTAATATCAACGCCATTCATTGTCACAGTAACTGTTGCGCCATTCATTGTATAGCCCGCTTCTGCGGTCAATGTTGCAGTATAAGCAGACCCTTTGCGCGCACTTGTCGCGCCGTTGTTGCTTGTGCAGTTTGTCAGCGTGTTTGTGACAGTGTAAAAGATATTTGTATAATCTTCAACATTCGACGCATCACTTTCTTGAAAGTTTGTTCCAATAGCGGTTGCCTTAAATTGAAAATCGCCCTCAGGCAATCCAACTGCGGTTAAATCAAGCTCTAATCGGTCGGACGGCAGAGTACCATACAATTCAAAATCGCCGCCATCAACGCTCATGTAGCCATTGTATCCAGTTACAAAAGCGCCGTTGTCGGTATTAGGAATGATGGTTAATGTGTCGCCAGTTATTTTGATTTCTGGCGCGTAGAGCTTTGGTTGGTCTCCTCCGCCGCCTTGGTTAAGAGGGCACAAAATTGGTCTGCCAAATTCGTCCTTGCGAATTTCATAATCTTCAGAATCTACAAGATATTCTCCGCCCGGCACCTTGAACAATTTGCCCATCTAATCACTCCTTTGCGTATAAATTAAATTCGAGCGTAAATGTTTTGTCATTCAGCTTTTTATATTTTTGTGTCTTAATGTCAGAAAAATAAGACTTTGTATAAGTGTCCATTGTGTCAAACGGCAAACGAGATATGCCAATACCACCAATTTGTGATAACATTGCTTGTATCTGTGCAATAGGAAGGGCTGTAACTTCTGCCGTGTCTTCAACTATTTGTACAACGGACCATCCTGCAGGCAAACTCAAGTTACCATATGCCCACGCAGGGTTTAATTGCTGTAAGAATGCGGACTGCAATGTCTGAGCAGAATCGCTCTTTGCAATCATCCCACCAAGAGAATTAAACTGCGCGAGGAAAAATTGGCTTGTCACTCCATATGCAGGAATAACATTAAAGCATCCACAGGCATCTCCACTGTCGCCCTGATACATTACATATCCATTGTCCCACGTCGGCATAGAGCCAGTCGGGTCTTGCAAATTATATGCAGTTGTAACAGGGTCGCCATCTGTAACTGCTGGTCCAAAAACATACGGCATACGAATCTTGTCTCCAATCACTACATTGTTTGAAGATTGTCTTTCGGTATACCATTTAATATAATCTTGTGGTTCCATAAACAGCGAAGAGCGGAAATTGTTACTCCATTCTGCGCTGTTTACACTACGCAATATTGCCGATTTTAACCCGGCGAATGTTTTCGCATCGCTTGTCTGAAAAGCAGGTATGTCACACACATGGTCGGAGTCAACGAAATATGCCTTGCTCGCCCCACTGAACACATTGTTAAACTGCGTTACATAATTTGTCATTAAATCCGAAGCGTATGAGTCTGCTTGCGTTGCAACATCCGTCGATATGAAATTTATGTAAATTATCATGTGCTCAAATCCATCGTCAGCCCAAGAGAAAGCAGCTGCAGGGCTATAAATCCTACATTCCAATCTATCTGGCGTGGCAATCACAACGCCGTTGCCTGTTGCGTCTCCAAAATCACGCAATGCATTGTAATCCGCCCCTGAAGAAGATGCGTCTAACGTGCCTACAATTCTTTCCCCTGCGGCATTGTGGGCATAATATCCTTTTGCAAGCGTAGCTGGCGTTACAGTATCATAAGAAATATCAAGCAATGTGACACCGTTTACTTCAACCTTAGAGACCGCGGCGTCTGCCGTTGCCTGAAAAACCATAAGCGCCCAAAGTTCTTTAGTCGGCAAAGTGTCGAATGTCAATTTCTTAAATGCTGTATTGTTCCATGTCCCACTATCATATGCGAGAGTGCATGCGGAGCCGTTGCAATATCCGACATATCTTGCGGCATCTTCCTTCTGAACAAGTAGCTTGTCGAAATGTTGCCCGTTCGATGTGAACCCGATTTCAAAGCTTAGGCTCTCATTTGTAAATGTCAGTCTGTCTTTCCAAGTCCAAGATAACATTTAATCGCCCCTCTCACATGGTAATTGTGGCAGTAAGTCCGCCACCATCATTTATAGATTCTGAGTACGATGCGGAAGAGCCTGCCTCTAATGTGCCTGCAACTCCAAGCACGGTAACGCCCTGCCTAATATTTGCCGGAATAATCTTGGCAGATTCAGTATCCGCAATTTTTGCAGTTCCGCCTGAATAATATCCCTCTGCGACCGATTTTGCAGACAGGTCGGATATTTCAATGTTTGCCTCGCCGTTGTTCGGCAAAGAGCCATATAATTTCCGCCCCTTTGAATATGCGGTCTTGTTCACGAGAATATCAAGGTCCGTTGCGGTTGCGTCATTGGTATTTGTGAGAGATTCAATTCCAGAAACATATTCGTCAGGGAACGAGATGAGAGTTACGCCGCCAGTTTTTTGGCGAATAGCAGTGGCGACCTTAGAAAGGTCGACACTATCGACTAAATATTCTGCCATTAGAAACTCACCCCATTTGCATTTGGCACAGTAGCCGCAGACCAAACGCCGTCTACTACGCGCAAGAACTTGCCGTTGTCTGCGGCTGTCACAGCAACAGCAGACATAGCAGACACATCCGACGCCGATAATGTAACAGCGCCCGTCTTATTGTTTACGCTTGCAACGGGGGCGCTTGTTAAATAGTCTGTCCCAGCAACAGCAGAAGAGATGTTGCCGTTTCCATCACCTTTAAGCAAGCCAGAGACAACAACCTTGTCCTGTTTTGCATCAACATCTTGTTTCCGCGGAATTGATAAAGCATCAACATATAAAGATAAGTTTTTCAAAATTATCATCTCCTTGCTTGTTTAAGAAAGTGCACCCCGCCCCGTTGTAAAGACGGGATGCAATAACATTGTTTGTTAAATTAGCCGATAATAACAACGCGGTAGGTGTTAGCCGTCAAAGTACCAGTGCCATTAATAGTAATGGTAACATTGCCATTAGAAGCAACAGTAACATCGGTCATGACCATAGCACCAGTTGCAACTTCATACACCTGAACAGTCACAGGCGTAGACACGCTGTGAGTGCCAGAAGCGATGGTCCAAGTAAATGCTCCACCAGCCGCGGTAAGAGCACCGTTTGTACTAGTGTATTTCTTCAGAAGCGTCGGGAAAGAACCCCAAACAGGAGCTGCCTCGCCGCTCGAGAACAGAATCTGCCCTTCGGTGCCAGCAGCTGTAGGAGCGTAGAACGACGGATTCTTTGTCGCGTTACCGTTCAGCATAATGCTGTTTTTGGTAGCGCCTTCGTCAACGCCTTCAAGTTTCGTGTAATGTGCGCTGGACATTGCACCTGCGGCAGTGCCAGAAGCGAGACTCATCTTAATGCCAGTTGCGTCAACGCTCAGACCGTTTGCGGCAACAACCTTAGCAGAAACCTCGTTTGCTTCGCTAATAGCAATGCCGTTGCCCGCCGTATACACGTCAACGAGATCTTCAACATTCAAATAAATGTGAGATTCCGTGCCAGTGCCAGCCGCGGTGTCATGAGTATTAACTACGAAATCAATGTATTTCGTTCCCTCAGAAAGCCCAGACGGGTCGCCTTCGCCAGTGGAAGTCTTAATACTTGCAGACTTGACCAAGTAGTCCTTCGGAATATCAATGTTTACGCCTGCTGCAACGCCGCTTTTCTGAAGCTGATAGGTTGCAATATAGCCAGAAGTAGCCGTTGCCAACTTAACAATAGTATACTCAGGCACATTGACTTCGGGGATAGTAACCATAAGCCCATCAGCGCCAAGAGATGCCGCATTGCCCTCAGCGGGGTTAAGTTTAATTCCAATAGTGGGAGCAGTAGCTGTGCCACCAACAGTGATGCCACCATTGGTTGCAGCCGTCACAGAGGCAACTTTCTCGTTAGCAATTGCTTCTGCGGCAGCGGCGTTGCCCTGAGCAGCCTCAGCAGCCGCCTTAGCACCGAACACCGTGTCTTTATCAGCGGTGTCGCCCTTTTCACCAAGGACAGCAGCAGCAGCGCCCGCAATATCAGCGCCAATAGCCGCGGGAGTAATTTCGACAGAGTCAACGGCGGTCACATGTCCTGCGACATCGACCGTAACTTTTGCCACATGGCTTGCATCGCCAGTAGCACCAGCGGTCACGCCCGACAGAGCGTGCCCAATAGTAAGCGTTTTGCCTGTACCGTTCACATCAACCCACTTATTGCCCGTAGCCATGGTAATAGTGTCGGTCTTAGCGGTTGCGGCAATGGTTGCGTCCTCTGCCTGCCCAGCAACAGCCGTAACCGCCTCACTCTGCTTCTTAACGGCAACATTGCTAAATGCATTCTGGTTGACTTCACCACCGCCAGCGACAGCATTCTTTACTGCCGTATCAAGTGCTTTCAACGCCGCTTCGACGGTCATGTCGGCAGATACATAGCCATCCTCAACGGGCGTATACCCAGCAAGGGTAAGCCCGATAACATTAGTAGTAGTTACGTTGCCCGTTCCATCCAAACCAGTGATAACAGCGCCAGTAGTGCTGCCCTGATTATAAACAACGCCAACAGGTCCCCACGCAGTTCCGTTATAGCGATAAATAAATTTATCTGCGCTATTGTAGTAAATCTGACCTTCCTTCGGAGAGGCGGGGGCTGTGCTCAGAGGCTGAATCACAGCGTTTTGGAGTTCGTTCTGCAAAAGGTTAATTGATGCAAGATATTTAATTGCCATAATTTATACACCATCCTAAATTAGTTAAGATATGCTTTGCCACTAAATGCGGTCGAAAAAGCAATTGTAAGATTGTTCATGTCAACGTATTCAACACCGCCAACAACAACTGTGTCAGCGCTGTCTACTGTAGTAACAGACGGATATTTGCCAAGATTGTGCTGAATTTCCCATACAGCCTCGGCAGATGCTTGTGTAAACACAAATGTCTTGTCACCGTTACCGCTTCCACCTGTGGGCTTTAATGTCCCGTCAGGCTGAATGATATAGAGGTCGGCAGATGCTTCGCCTACAACTACAATTTTTTGACCGTAGTAATAGACAGTATTGGACGAGCCGGGCGCTTCAGCCGTAGCCGCAGCCGCAACAGCTTCATCATAACTATTGAAATACGCATTGTATTCAACAGGCAATGCCGCAGTCATAGCAAACGGCACTGAAAAGTTTAGCTTTGGAAGATTTGCAATTGCCATATTGACCTCCTTTCTTAAATGGTAACGGTGTATTTGTTCGCAGTATCGTTGGCTTTTGCAAAGTCAATTCGATATACTTTATAGTTAATCGCGGTATAGCCAGCCGCGCCCTCAACTTCCATGGTAGATGTAGTAAATGCAGAAGTAATGTCCGCATTAAGACCGTTTACATCTTTAATGGATGTAACATTGCGCAATGTGGCTGGATATGCAATTACAACAGACTCTGCCCCAACAGGCACATTGACAGTAAATGTATTGCCATTCGCCAACGCCTTGCCAGACTTCTGAGAAAGACCGCGAATAGATGCGCTGCTGATGGTTGTGGACTTGTCGGCAAATGTTCCATAGAAGCTATTGCGATAACCGCTAATAACACCTGTCTGAGCCGTCTTAGTTGCACCCTTAATCTGCCCTGTGACATACGGTTTATTAAGTGCAGTGACAGGAGTTCGACCATCACTGTATGTGCCACTGACAGTAATTCGATATGCCGAGCCATCAGGCACAATATAGGTTTCGAATGTGCCGCTCTGAGTATCTTTTGTTTCTTCAGTAACATTGTTACTCGCAGACCACGCGGTAATAGCAACGCCCGTTGGATTCGGACCATATTCATATTTACCCGCGTTGAATGACGCGCTATATGCAGGAGCAACACTTGTTCCAACTTCATACGCTTTTGCAGTTGTGCTCGACACGGCTACAGTCGGCTGTGTAATCGTCGGATTCTTATCTTCGCTGTATGCATCATTCAATATGTCAAGCCAAGACTTGTTGTCCGCTGGAACTGTAACTTTGCCACCAGTGGGTACATACTTGCCAAACTGGTAAGTAAATACAAGGTCGTCACTGAACATAACCTTGTCGGCAGAAATAGTATCGATAGAAGAACCCGGCTTAACCCACAATTTGCCGTCAGCATCGACGCCAACGGCAGATGTCATATCATCAGTCTTTGGCTCGGCTTTAACCCCGCCCAGCGTATCGGCTGTCGCGACAGGCAACTCGTATTGTTCTGGAATTGTCGGCTTGTCCGTTAAATCGTCATAAGAGCCGCCGAAATTGCTTGTGCCAGCGCCAATGTTTGCTCTTGCTTGCGCCTTTTCTTCGTCAGTAAAAGACTGGCTAAACACGCCCACATATTGCGACAAATCAACGCCGTTAATGCCAGCGTTAATCCACAACTGACTTGCCTCAGAATAGATATACAGGATTTTATCATTATCCATGTCGGTAATGGTTAAAATCAATCCATCCCAATTCTTAGGCTGACGATCATAGTTGTCAACAATATATTGCGTTGCCACTGTCTGAACAGTATCTTTTGTGGCGTTGATTACTTCATCTTTGTTGCGAATTTGAACTGCAGTAATATCTGCAAGCTCGGCTTTTGTAGCATATGTGTTTGCAATATTGTTTCCATCCGCATCGCCAGTTGCACGAGCCACTACAGTTGTTCCGTCTGTAAGATTACTCGATAGTTGGTCGAGATTTTCTTGCACTTGCGCAATAGCGTTTGCCTGTGCCGTAGACACTGGCTTATCTTCATCGGATGTATTATCAACATTGCCAAGCCCAATATCCGCCTTAGATAATTCGATGACGCCCGTTTTGCTATTGACAGACTGTACGGGTGCAGCACTTGCGGCTTGCTCTTTATTCACATATCCCGCATCATTAGTCAGTTGACTAACATTTACAGGGATGTCAGACGTTTTTGCATAATCCGCCAATGCATCTTCTGTGATGAACCCGTTGTCATTTTCAAGCTCAGATGTCTTTGTCGGAATCGTTGGTCGATTGATAAGGCTGTTATAGTTGCCGTCAAAATCGCTCGTTCCTGCTCCAATATTTTCACGCGCCTGTTGTTTCTGCTCGTCGGTCAATGCTTGCGTAGCATATTTGACAGCTTGCGTCTCAATATCTCCCGTAAGCCCGTCTACGCTTGTCACAGGATATGGTGGAGGATTGTCTGCACTATATTGCTTTACATTGTCAAGATTCCCAAGTCCAACAGTGTTTTTATCAATGGATAATTCGGCAATTTTATCAACAATTGGTTGCTCAATGCCGTTAATTTTGATTGCCGTAATTGCACCATCGCCACCGCCTTGGACTTCAGCCCAATAGATATTCTTGCCATCATTTGTCAAATACCAACCCTTGGTATCTTCGCTGATTTCAGGCAATGTCCCATCAGGCAACGGAACAGTGCTTTCTTCATACTTGCGTGTTGTCGGATTCCATATCATCCAATAGCCGTTTGTCCCAGGCGTAGGCGGATGATTATTGATGTCTGTAATTGTCCGCTCTATCTGATAGAACTCACTTGGCAGGGCGTTGTTACAATCGCAGTGCTTTTGAGTGGGTTTCTTGCAATTCTTTTTGTTGCTTGCTTTGCTGTTGTTTGCCATTAACTCTGAGCCTCCTCTTGGCAGTTACATACGCCAATGAGGCTGTTGTTGACCCACCCATTGAATATTTCGCTGTGATAAACTCGACCGTCATTATTGATTCCTCGAAGTTGCATGGCATATCTTCCGCTGTATGGCAACATATCAGATGTAAGCAATGCCGAACAAATATTTCCACTGCGCCGCAAATTGATAATATTAAAATGCTCGTCTCCACAGCAACACTGCTCATTTGCATAATCAATGTCGAGCTTGTAATTCCACGATTCATCAGTGTCTACCGCCACAGTAATCATATCAACGCCATTATTTGCCTCAAATCCAATGTTGCGCGTGTCTTGCGTTACCTTTGTGCCATCAAGCGTAATATTCACATCAACCAACTCCTTTCCTATATATTAAGGCAAAAATATTGCCATTGTTATTCATTCAAGACCTTAATATCATATAGCGCGCCGACCTTTTTAACCCAAATCGAATGAGGCATATCAACAGATGCGCTCTCAATTGTCTCTGACCTAATAACATATGGATATGCCGCTTTTGCAGACCATGCTTTCAGAACAGCATAACTATAAGCCTTTTCTGTTTCGGACTGCGTTGTTGTCGCCATTGTTTTCAGAATAGCAAGTAAATCATCGCTCGGATTTTCTTCAAATAAAATATCGCGGCTTGTAACGCTCCATGTACCAGTATCATATGCCAATGTCGAGCCAGCCGATCTAATATATCCAATATATTTATGTCCGTCCGCATCGTGCTGAATATTAAGCTTGGTATATTCAACACCGTTTGCTTGAAATTTTATATCCCAATTAAGATTAGTCCCTGGTGCAGGAAATGTTGGTGTTGCATTCCAAGTCCACTGCAAAGGCGGATGCTTAACAACTTGCTCTTGCCAATAAACTTCTACCTTGTCGCCATTGATATTGGAACAAGTAACAATCGGTGTTGTATCGCTCGAAACAAATGAATGCCCCCAAATCTGCAATGTCCAATCTTCGGGTAAAACATATCCTTTATTCCATTTGACCCACTGATTTGGATATAGCATCAATTCGCCATCTCCAAATTCAAGTGGAACTTTATTTGTTTCGCCCGGAATACTTGACAAGTTGCTTTGAATGCGGATATAGCCGCCTTTACATACATTTTCCAAAGAGAAATATTTATATGCGGTCGGCTCCGTAAATTGCACAAAGAATGTTTGACTACCAGTGCTAATCTGCGTCCCATACTTTGTCACTCCCAAGCATTCAACAGAATAAGACTGCCCGCTTCTCAACCCAGTAAATTGATAGGTTATTCTACTCGTATCAGATGCGGCATATTGCGTCTTACTTGTAGCAATTAATATGCCCGCGCTATCATACAGGTTGAACAAATAAGTTGCCAATGGCTCGTTTTGAGCCTGTGTATATTCGACGACTACATTAACTTGGCTTGTTGAAATAGTCGAATCAACAGACAAATTAAATGACGGTGTTGAATAACATCTAAGCAAGACCTCGTTCGATTCTGCCGATTCTTCGCCCGCAAGATTATATGTCTTGACAGACGCAACATAAACAGTTCCATTGTTCAATGTTCCTGCGGGAATTATATGGGAATAATCCTGTGTTGTGACCTTTTGAGCATAGACTTCTGACAAATCCGATTGTTTCAGAATCGTCAATTTATTAGCCTGTACTTGGTCGCCACCAGCAGGGACAGTAAATTCAATCTCTTGCGCATTGCTTGCATCAAATGCAACAGGGGCAATCAAATATGGCGTTTGTAATGCCATTAAATCACCCCAATCAAAGCAATTAGGCTACCGCCTGCGCCACTTCCAGTAGAACCCCAAACATTGAGCTCCCCAGTTTCACCAAGGTTATTAGGTTGATGTCGAACAACATTCACAACGCATTTTACAGATGCCGCGCCCCACTCAGAAGCAAAGCCTTTTGCTGTATTGCCATTAAAATACATGGGCGCAGTGTTTATGATTGTTCCGTCGGTCGTTTTGACTGTTGCAACAACGCAACTATATTTTAATAAATCGGGCGCCGTAAGAACCACGGCACTTCCACCGCCAGCAGCATTATAATATAACCGTTGATTCGGCTTAGCTGGCAACGCCTTGTTTTTGAGTGTACTAATATCCTGCGCATTCTTTGTTATTTGTTCCGAAACAGCAGGCGGCACGGTTGGATATAAATTGCTATACGCTCCATCTGTTCTCAGCTTAATTTGTACTTCATAATTTGCCATATGTCCGCCCCCTCTCAAATAATTCCATAGATTGAATATACAATTGCATATGAAACGCCTGTGCTTTGGCTAACTCTTGTTGTTCTGAAATCAACGCCAGTAGATGTGCGCTTAGCATATGCATAATATCCCCTTTGTCCCTCTTGGCTTGCATAATTATAAATATATGCGCATCCGCTATTGCTACTTTCGTCTAAGTAAATAACCGCATCGCCAGCCGATGTTCTTAAAACAATCAGGCTGTAAGCGCTAATATTGTCAATTACAGCACTGCCAATATCTGTGTTAAGCCCATCTTTGAGCAACACATTTGTCTGCATAGACGGCGTTAAATTAGTAAGCTCGGCAATGTCAGCGGTTTGTGCATCAATCTTTGCTTGAACTTTGGGCGAAATCTTGAAGTAGCACGGGTTCCATTGTGTGCCATCATACTCATATAGCTGCACAGACTGAAAATCGCCGCTCTGCCAATTGGTATAAACAAATTGCAAGCTACCTTTTTTCCCGGATGTCGGTACTTGAAACGACGGCTCATCAAGTCTATACTCTGGAAAGTTAATGTCCTCTCGCTCTTCGGCTTCAACTATCTTTGTGGCAAGGTCATTAAATACACTTGCATTAACAACCTTGTCATCTAATGCAGTATCAGACAGCATAGCAATTGCCGTAGCATAATCGGCGGCAATCCACTTGTTCTTAAATTTGTCTCGCGCCTGTTTATTCGTGAAACTTATGTCTTGATATTTTACCATCAAGCCTCACCTACAATCTGGAACCAATAATCGCCATCTTCTTGCCCAAGAGGCTTTGTTTCAGAACAAATAATTGCGGGCGACCATCTGTCTGCATAATATTTTTCAAGCGCGGTAAGCGCATCAAGCATATCATTTAACAGGCTCGCTGTAATAATCTTTTTGTCATAGTCCGTAATTTGCAGGAGAATGTTTCTTGCTTCTGCAAAATTGCCCGTCTGCATAAGCGCTTGAAATTGGCTTAATTTGCTTGCGTCTGCCGCCGTAATGTCTTGCATTGTCGGGAATGTATCAATGTCGTTAGGAAATTTTGTAGCCATATATTACACCTCCTCATAATACGGATAATATGCAATCATTTCAATTTTCATTTCTGAAATCTCGCCATAATCGACAGAAAACGATTTAATCATCCATTGCTTTTCTTCTGTTTCATCTCTTAATGCGTGAGAAACAAGAATATTCACATCAAGCCAAGGAATAGGGATTACAGATAATGCGACCGAATCTTTAAGTCTACATTTCCAGTATAGTTCAAGCTGCGCCCGCTCTTTTGCCAATTCGTCCGAAGTAATGTTGTCATAATCGCCGCCCGACAACACAACTCGGATAATGCCATTGTCATATATGTTAAACGGGCTTTGTCTGTTGGTTTCCCGCACTACGGCATGAGCCTGAAGTCCACCTAAATACAGCCAATACCAGTTGCCCGCAAATTTGTGAATATGCATCACATGATAGCCCGCTTCAAGCCGCAAAATATTCTCGTCCGCGCCATTGACTATATAGAACTCTCTCGGGTCTTTAGAGTTAGTAACATTAACCCTAATGCCGCCCCAAACATTGGGCGGCTCAAATGCAGACTCAAGATTAAATGCAATCAATGTATATTCTGGCAATGTAGAATCAGACAATGATGGTATCGTTAGAGCGATAGTCCCCTCTGATTCTGTTGCAGTTATTTCGGTCGGATAGTTATCGGTCGAATGCGTCTTTCCATATACCTCAATTGTATTCTTAACTTCTTCAAATGAAACATCGTTTGATTCGGAAATCAATATATCGTCCCACAAATCATCAGTAACGGCGATTGCTTCATTTGCTCCACTTGGGATTCTGTTATAATGGAATGTTCCGTTTACATCAAAATACATTTGATAATTAGGAACAATATCCCGCAACTTTGAAAGCATGTCATATACTGTTCCGCCCTGTTCGACCTGTATATCATATGGCACTTCTTGTACGCCGCCGAGGTCATTTACGCATTCATCTACAATATAGCTTGTAAAGCCGCTCATTTCAAGCAACTGTATAATTGCCCCACGAACATCAGAGCCTTGCGGCACAACTGTCGGAATGCCCTCAAGATTGCCGTTTCTAAGCCCAGTCATTTTTGCCATAAGGTCAACGCCCTTAAACGACAGCTCATTTGTCGATGCATCGTACTGCCATGTCGGCTCGTTGATTAAGTATATGCCTTGATTATACCACTGTATTTTGCCCGTGTATGCGTTTTCGTAGCCGACATATGGTTGTATATACCTATTAAGCCAAATGCCGCCCTCGGGCGAAATATCTACCGTATCGTCAGTTATAACCATTGATACATCGCAGTTACGCCTTAAATCACTATCAGCATCGACCGAAACCGAACATTTAGTCAAATGCCCCGTAATGTCCCTAATAACATTGTAATCAAAATCAAGCAGGTCAACTCTTAGGTATTTGTTGATATATGGTTGCTTTAAGATATCATAATCTTCGCTCCTAATATCGATTGCCATATATCAACCCTCCTTTGGAATCAGCCCCGCATCCTGCAAGTCATCCTCTGAATTAGCATCGCCGATTTCGGTCCAGCCCACATCAACCGTAATTGCCCCTCTTCCATAGTTGTTGTCGTATGAAATTGTCGGCGGGGTCGTGATAATACACAGCCATTCTCTGCCGTTGTCATCTTTCAACACTTTCGGCTTCTTGTTGGTTAAGAATGCTTGTAGCACCTTTTCTGCCTGTGCCACCTTACGACCGTCCATATATCTGGTCTCTTCAAAATCGGCGGGCACAACTCTTGTAGATACCGAACCCGTCTGATAATTGGTCAATGCATTAGATATAACCACGGGGTACCTTCTGCCATAAGGTGTAAATGTGCCTATCTGTTGATTTGTGGTTGTTTCACCAAAAGATACGCCGTAATACATGCGAAAAGCAGTCTCAGAATCACACAAAAATACACCTTTGAAATTGGCAAGAATTGTCTCTGTAATTGGTGTTCCTTCTGTGCTTCCCGACACAGGAATGAATTGGTACTCATACTCAACGCCATTTGCGGTCAATGCGTCAATGAATGCTCCGCCAAGTGAGGACGGGTCGTTCTTAATATCAATTACTTTGATTGTAATCCAATCATATGTTCCGACAGGAGCGCGACGAATAACCATCTTGTCAATATCAGCGACAATCCTCGTAACACTGCCTGCCGAAATATTATCGTCGAAATCACAATCCATGATAGTGTCGACATCCCATTCAAGCGGAATATCAAACGACGGCTCTTTATCCACATTCTTGCTTACATGCAGATGCGAAAATGTGCCTGCTTGAATTTGGGTCTTTGTGATGTTGTTTACATCTGTCGGGATAGGGTCTATACTATTCCCATCGGAGCAAAAATTATACCCCAAAAAAGAAATCATTTAATTGCTCCTTTCATAAGCCCAAACAAAGGGCGAGACTATGCCCGCCCTCGTTGAGCATTGTATATATTATTTTCTGCCGCCACCAAAGTTCTTCAGCAAATCTGCAAGGTGCTTGACCTTTTTGGACTGTGCAATCCAGTATTCAGGGCTGTTCATTGCGCCCTGCTCTTTCATGTAATTGCATGCTTCATCAACCGTCTTGGAACGACCAATGCGATAATTAAATGTATTGTTAATCTGAATAAACAATTCAGGCAACCACTTAACATTATCAAGTTGGTTAATCCAATAGGTCGGAGATGCCATAAAGCCCTTTTCTGCCAGTTCGAGAACAGCAAGTGCGGCATCAGAGATATAGCAAATATTGCCGTCAGTATTCGCCGTAATTCCATTCGGGCTAACAGGTCCCTTCTGCCACATAATCATTGCATCATAGGACGGCTTAACTTCTCCATACTGTGCAACCCACAGCGGATACTTAATGCGCTCGGCATAAAGCTTATTCCTCAGGTGGTCAGGGTTTGTATACAGCATCGGCAGATAGCCCGCATCCTCACAAACCTTCATAAACACATTGCAAGATTCGGTCAACTGCGTCCTGTTCTGGCACAGCAATGCCGTGTTGTTATAATTCTCGCAGTCAAGAGCCACATAAGACACATACTGCGCATACGGCTTAATTGCCTTCAAGAACTGCTTGGCTTCCTGTTTTGCCTCCTGTACATTGAATGCACAAAGAAAATGATAGAAGCCAATGGGCAAGTGGGCGTTGACACATTTCTGCGCATGCTCATCCATCTTTCTGTCTTTGAAAAAGCTACCATAGCCATTCAAATATCTGCCCTGCGAAGCCTTAATCATGCACAGCTTAATGCCGTCCTGCTTCAGCGCATTTGCGTCATAAATAGTCTGATACAACGAAACATCAATTGCGTTCATGTTTGCCATAACTATTACCTCCGTTTATTCTTAAATAAGTATGAATGCTTGCGAAAAATCGCCCTGTGGGACAATTACTTTAACAACCGTGCCATCGACAAGGGCAGATGCATTCCCGCCATACACGGGCAATTTATATGCCTTGCCGTTGACAGTGATGTTTGTATTCAAAGAGAGGGTTACAATTCCATTGAAAATTTGTGTGCATTTCTGCATTTTTCTTTCAATCAGAATTGTAATTGCATCGAATAATTCTTTATACTCGTCCATTATACCCGATTATCCCCTCTCGTAAGCATATTGAAGCGCAAGATTTTTCAGCCCAGTTACAAATTCTCTTGCGTTGGTTACATTGGGCAATTCAAGATTGTTGACATTTACAGTTGTGTTGCTGGAATTGCCGAGCTTAAAGCCCATTAAGCCCTTGAGCGCAGACACAAAGTCGCTCGGAGATGTGCTGCCCCATGCGAACAAATTCTTAGTAACGCCACTTGTGAGTATGCCGTCGCCGCGATTAAGAATGCGCATTTCAGGACCATTCTCTCCGACAAGGCTCATGCCGCCAGCTGCACCAAGTGTGCCGCCCGCATAACTCGACCATTTGCCTGTTGCGGCATCATAGGTTGAATTATCCTCGAGCAATTTCGCCAGCTCAACATTTGCATTATGCAACGCCTCACGCTCAGCGGGGCTACTTGATGTTGCCCACGCCACGCTATTAGCTTGCATCTTGTCAAGAATGGTCTGCCTGACCTCTGCTTTTCTGCGGGCTTCAATATCTGCCTTACTTGCCTCTAAGCCCTTATTGCGATTATATTCGTCAAGCTTAGCCTGTGCGGCAGATATTGCGTCCGCATCTTGCACATACTGGAATCGACCTTCTTTATATACGAGCTTTTTCTGCTCTCTTGCTTTTGCCATTTCGTCAAGCAGCTTCTCATATTCAATTTGGTCGGACAGGGCGTCATTAACCTCTTCAAGCCGCGATAGCTCAGAATCATACTTTTCATTGATTTTGTCAACAGCATCTTCGACTGCCTTAGTTGATTCTTCGACCAGCTCTTGCATGCGCTTCTTTTCATACGCATAAATCTTCTCAGAGTATTGCCAATATTCTTCTTGATATTCGGCTCTGCCCTTAAAGAATTTATCGACCATTTCAGTAAGCTCAGCATAATACTGCTCTTCTGTGATTTCGTCCATTGCAAGTTGATGGTCTTTATATGCAAGCCAGTCTGTAAATGCTTTTTTGTAGGCATCAGTGGTTGAGGAAGCAGCAGATGAACCTCCGCTTTCCGATGCCGCAAGCGCCGCAAGTAGCTTTTCAAGCTCAGCAATTTCTGCCGCTATCGCTTCTGCCGCTTGCTTGTTTGAGGCAATTTCGTTTGACAACTGCATCGCCTTGTTTAAGGTTAATATCCCGCCAGCTCTTTCAATATCTGCTTGAGTTGCCAACGCCTGTTGCAGTGCATTTTGTTTGGTTTGCAATTCGAGGCGCTTTTGCGCAATGACAAATTTTGTGAGTTCTTTGCTGCCTTTCAACGCAGCCATGCCTTCCTCGGTTATTGCACCAGTTTCATCATAAAGCATGTCGGTCAGACCAGGGAGCGCCTCGTCCAATGCTTCTTGTGTTTTGGTCTGCAACCCGCCATAAGTATTATAGTCTTGTACGGCATCGTTTAGGGCATCATACGCCTGTTTCAGCCCGTCAACATTGTCTGCTTTTTTATCGCCATTTGTCGCTACATCTTTTTCTTGCAACCCTACATATGTTTCATATAATGTCTTTGCAGATGCGTCCAGAGCGTCCAACTCTTTGCGAGCCGCCCCTTCTTCTTCCACTGCCTCTTTCAACGCTTCATATGCGTCCCCAAGTGGATACCAAATATTTTCCCCATTTGGGAACATTACTGCGTCAAATATTTTTTCAACAATGCTTCTGTCGTCCTCAAGGTCGTAGTGAAGCCCCGCAAATATGTCTATCAGCTCTTGAACAGACGCCTCATCAATATTATATGTCAACAGTGGAGTCTTTTTGTTTCCGACTTGAACAAACGCGTCTGGATTGTCTTCTTGCACTGCTTTAAGACCTTTCCGAAGACTCGATTCATTCTCGGCCACTTTCTTTTGCGCCTCTAGCATTTGCTTATAATACCCAGTTTGCGCCTCCACCGTCGCTGCCTGAAGCGCCTCTGCCTTCATTGCATCAATGTGATCTCTAATGGCGTCTGTGCTTTGCTTTATTTTTCCAGTCTGCGTATCTATACTCAAATTAAGAGACGGGTACAATTTATTAAGTTGGTCTACAACGCTTTTATATTCGTAAGTTTGTTCTGTCGATAGCTTTTGAACGCCATTTAAGCTTTTAAGTGTGTTGAGCAACATCCGTCCCTGAAGCGCAGTTGCCTCCACCGACGCCGCCGAATCTTTATACGTCTGCTTAATTGCAGCAACAGATTCAGCCGCTTCCGTCGCCTTACTTGCCTGTTCTTCATATGCAGATGTTACGCCAGCTATTGCTATCGTTAATGCAGACAGCGCGATTCCAATAACAGGTATTGATGCTTGGAATGCTTTCATGCCCATCGTCGTTCCAGCTAATACCGCCGTGAATGCCTTAAACGCCTTTATTACGGCTGGGATAACGTGCCCAATAGTTCCACCCAAACCTGTAAAGACGCCGCTAAGCAAAACAAATTGCGTCATTACTCTACCAACGCGCGTATTTAAAATCTTCAACGCGCCATTAGCCAAGTTAAGCAAGGACTTAACTAATTCGCTGTTAATGGTTTTGTTGGCAAAATCTTCCCATGTTGCTTTTAATGCAGTTGTTTTTGCATCAAGCGATTCAAGAACTTTTGCATTTTCTGCCGCTGCCGAGCCTGAAGAATTGTATGCAAGGGCAGTTGCTTCTTGAACGCCCTTAAAGTTAGAAAGCAATGCGGCGAGATTTTGAGATTGGCGGGCACCCGCCTGCTGTTGCATGAAATACGATTGCTCATTCTTGCTAAGCGAATTCCACTTAGGCGCAAGGTCGGACATAACATCATACAGTGACCTTAACTGCCCCGCATCGTCCTTGACCGCAATTCCGTGCTTTGTATACCATTTTAACAGACTCTGACCAGTACTTGAAGATTCATCTACAATCTGATTAAATCTGCTTTGGATTGTGACTAATGCACGAGATGCGGATGCCGCTGAACGAGTAATCTCGGTAATACCGGTTAATACATAATTTATTTGCTTAGAGACGCTACTCTCTAAACGGCTTTATTAGCCCTCTGCCTTTCGACAGAGATTAGACCATATCTTTTTCACCTATGTTTCCCCGCGCTTGCGGGTATGCCTACTGAATTAGTAGGGCTTACTGGTCGTTGAACAGTTATCAATGACCTATTGATAACTTGCTGCGGATTATCCAATCTCTATATTTGTTACTATACAGCAGTCATTACTTGCTCCGCCGCATTATTACTAATACGGTTTAGTATATAGAGCTCTAAGGAACTTCCCGTCAATTTATAGGTTTTTAATTGACCTATTAACCTAAGCCAATACTCTCTTCCATCGTATTTCCGCCAACAGACATTGCTGCCGACATATTTCCGAGGTTTCGAGCTAAATCTGCCGAAGAAACAGACATGTTATTGCTGACATTATTAACCGCATCAGCAATATGTAAGCTGTCCTCAGCAGTAATATTAAATGCTTTCATCTGAGAAATAATAAACTCAGATGCTTCGCCCGCCGAAAGTTGCTCATCGGCAATGTTTTGGTACATGGAGGAAACTTTTGCTAATTGCGCAGCACCGGTTTCATTGAACCCCGCTTTCGCAAATTGAGCAGCCGATTCCACCATTTGGGACTTTTATTCAATCTTTCTTGGAGTAATCAATAAATCCCCAATCGTTATGCTCTTTTTCTTCTTTTCTGTACTGCTCAGCCGCCCGCCTATCTTCTTCTTCCCATTTTCTATATTGCTCGGGATTGTTCTTCTTGGCAACGTCCTTATCAAAAGGAATGCCAAAAACAACATGCCTGAAGAAACAAGCAACGCCATAGCAGACGCAATAAAGCATCATCAAAGGAACTGCAATTAACAACATAATCAAGCCCACCTTTCTTTGTTGATGCCATTATAACACATAACTTTTAGATTGTCAATACCTTTTTCAAAATATTCTGGACTATTTCTTCACCCTGTTTAATTTGGAGGGGTCGAACTTATAAAGTCTCTTGACACATCCCTGTTCGGGACTTCGCGCCCAATCTACCATTGTTTTATTACACTTAGGTCTTTCGACCATATGCTATCCTGCTTATTTTTAACAGTTTCCCACATTCACACTTGGGCTTATTTCATCCCCATGTTGTAGTTAAACAGGCTTTAGGTTTTACTGGGTTTTGAACAATTCTCTGTGCTGGTTTACCATCCCATCACACGGGCTCCCGTCCATAGTTTACCCGTCTTAGCAACTTCTGCTCCCATGTCGGTCAACTTGCTCACATATTCGTCCATTGATTCGCCGGACAAATCTGTGACCTTTGCTAATTCGACCTGCGCGGCATTCATAGTATAGACCTCAGAGACCATAGACTTGATAATATCTACGCTCTTCTCCATAATCATGTTCGCCGCTTGATATGTTAATTCAAAATTCTTCGCGCTGGACGAGGCTTTGTTCATGTTCTTTGACAGGTTGCTTATTCCGTCAGATGCTTCCTTAGCCCCTTTTGCCTTGATATTAAGATTGACATTTTTTGCCGCGTCATTCAATTTCTTTTGAATTTCGCTTGTGCTTGTCTTTATCTCAATGCCTACGCCAATGTTCCAGCTCGTGTTTTTATTCGCCATAATTCACCATCCTTTTATTTATGAATTTGGCTCCAACCCAAAAGAATGGCATCGCTTATATCATCATCGTTCTTACTGCTTGACGGAGACACCCAATTCAAGTCCAGTCCGAACAATTCATTGGCTTTCTCCACGGACTTCCTTTTAAGAACATCTCGCTTCGTGCCATCTCTTGTGCCGTCAAAAATTCCTATATCGCTACGCCATTTCTGAGGAAGCACGAATTGAATCGGCACATGATGAGATGCGGCTATCCCAAGAACATATCCTTGAACAGCCCCAAGAATCATCAACACTTTAACATTTGCCGCCTTCAACGGCACTTCCTCTACGATTAACCTATCGGGTCGATAGGTCTTAATCAATTCAGACAATGGCGCACCTTCATGTGTCAGCCTTTCTCGCCAACTATCTCCCTCGGGCTTAATACAGCCATAATGAATGAGCTTATCTTCATTGAAAACCGCATATCCCGTGCAAGATGTGCTGCAATCCAGTGATAATGTGATCATACTTCATAGTGAGATTGCTCGGGGTATTTGCCCGTGAATTTATAGGCAAGCCCCGCTTGTCTCATTCCTTCCTCAACCCATTGTTTTAAGCGCCGCTTGCTTACATATTTGTCAAGCATGCCCCATGCATTTCTGCGCTTAGTCCAAAATCCGCGACCAAATATTCTGCCCGCTTTGCCTTCAAAGATAATGTCAGCAAGCGCATCGGCAATATCTGTACCGTCTATGGCAGAGGTATGTTGCCCACGGTCTCTTGTCCTAATTTTGCTTGAATCATAAAAATGCGTGCTATATAATGCGTCGGACTCAAATTTTTCTTCCGTTGACCATGCGTCAAGAAATTCAAATGTCCGCTCGTATACATCTGGATTTCCCTTAGCATATACAGAAAAGCTTATTGCATTTTTGTTATAGTCTGCAATTTTTTCTATTACATATTCAAGCACGGGCTTTAGGCGCTCTTTCATCTCGGCGCGCAATGCACCAAATGTGTTTACGGTTTGGCTCAACCCTTTTTAACCTTCTTTTTGGTGTCGTTGGGAGATTTCAGAGCCTTCTGCAATTTCGGCAGAAATTCGGTAGACAGTTGCATAATTGCCCGCGCCGTCGATTCGGTGTATTGCAATGCCTGACGAATCTGATAATAATTCTTTACCTGTCCGCGCACATCATCAATCACGCCATCAATCAACAGCCGTTCATGCCCGACCTCAGCAATCTTATCTTGCCCAATATCTGTGCAATAACAAAGCACGAGCATATCAATAATCTGTTGTCTGTCGCTCCACACATTGCTTTTAACCACTTGGTCCACAATGTTCTGAATCTCCGCATATGTCAAATATTCTTTTGTAATATTATATTCCATTTATTCCGTGCTCCTGTTTAATTCATTTAACTAAGGCGGTAATAATCGCCCCTGTTGCAGCTACAAGTGACGCAATCTGAATCCAATGCTCTTTTATCCACAACACCGCGTCGAGCTTGCCTTTATCATCAACACGCCTAATAGCTTTTGTCAATGTATCAACATCGCCCTTAATGTCGCTGATTTGTTGTCCTTGTGTTGCCAAAGAGTCGCTGATTTTTGTCATTGTAATCTGCAAAGAAGATACCGCTTTATTCAAGTCGTCGCAGACCTGAATATTTTTATCAAGTAACTGCCCCAAATACGGTTGTGCCGTTTCAAGAGCCGTGACCCGATTTTCTACTTTTCCGAGCCGCCGTTCCAAATCTTCCATGTTGGCAACCGTCACTTTCCTATTTTGTATTCCCCACCACTTGTTTTTCTGAGCTTTACATATGGCGGAATTTTATTTAATGTGTTCTTAACCTTAATAACAGTGTCCGCGTCAAGATAAACATACAAATAACCCTTGCGCTCATATGCCACCTTGTTATAGCCAATTGGCGCAGTTGCGTTCATCTTGACCTTGCAATCTTTTGGCATTGATTTCATGGGCTTATAATCCTGTATTTTATCACAGAAATAAACAAATGGGCATTTGTCATTTCGGGCTAAACACATATCTTTTTTATTAAATTCGCACATAATTAAAAAATAGGGAGGAATTATTTATAATAACCCCTCCCTTATTTTATTTACTGCTCAACAGTAATATGCACAAATGCGGGGTCAACTTCCGTGCCAGTAAGCTTAACACTGACAACTGCATCGCCCGCAGTTGCTTTAGCGGTGATAACGCCAGTGTTTGCCCCAACAGTAACAGCAGAACCAGAATCGACCGTAAAGGTCAGGTCTGCGTTATTCAGTTTCTTAGATGCGGTCATGCCACCAAACACGCCATAAACATCAATGGTCGTGCTCGTGCTGACTTTCATGGTAACATCAGACGGAACGGGCGCAAGTGCGCGAACATTCGCTTTCCAGTCTGCGCCGAAGATTTCCTCAGTCATAGTGCCATAGTACGGATCCTCTTCGCAACTGTCGCCCTCGTCAACTGCAAGTGCAGAGCCAGACAGGGAAATATTACCCACAGAAGAAGACGTGAGAGAAATCTCGTTCGAGCCATCCAACTGAAAGCTCGGAATGTCAACAATCAGTCTGCCATATTTTGTAGCAGAACCAACGTCAGCAGTCTCGCCGCTAAACAGGTCGTTCAGAAGCACAATGTGCACAACCTTCGGCACATACTGTGTCTTGATTTTAAGAGAACGCGCGTTTGCATTCTGATAGAAATACTTAACACAATACTTGTCGCCAGCTTGCGCGCCACCAATGGTCAGAGTGCTACCTGTAACAGTACCAATGGTCCAGTTGGCATCAGCAGGCTTTTTATACCATGCGATAACAGAGCCGTCAAAAGCAACGGGCGCATTTGCAAGAGTAATCGTGCCACCCGCAGCAACAGTTTCGCCAGCAGCAGCAGACTCATAAAGAGTAATGCCGCCTTGGTTGATATCAACACCGAGGTTAAGCGCCATGTATTCAAGCGAGAACATAGCGTCAGTAATCGTCAGATTCAGAGCGCTGTCATGGAAGTATTTGCCCCAAAGACCATTAGCCGCTCCTGCTCTAACTTCCTCATTCTCAATGGCGAAGTTAAAGGTGCTTTCAGTAAGCGTCTTGCATACTGCAATCAGCTCATTGTTTGCAAACAGCAACGCTCTTGCAACCCCAGCAAGAAATTTCTTAGCCATTATATTCCTCCTATATTATTTTTATTTAGGAAATTGTCAAATTTGCTTTGCATCTCATTCCCATAAGATGCGTCATTTGTAACAGTTCGAATTGCCGAACTGCCACCCATAGACCGTGTGTAAGCATCCACATCGGTAATATATGAATCAAATGCCCCGCGCTTCTTCCGATAGACCCAGTGGTCAATATCTCCACCACCAAAAGCCGCTATGGAGGTCGTTGCGATATATTGCACTTCGCCGACAACCTCAGCAAAAACCAGCGAGAATTCCCGCATAGTCATTTCTTTTATGTCGGCGCGTTTAATCCCAGTATGTGATGTCAGAATTGCCATCTTGCGCTCAGTGTTCGGAATTTCAAGATTTTTATTCCTTAATTCGTCTGTCTCGCGCATGGCTTTCTTAAAGTCTGGGTCAATGTATCTATCGTCATAATCAACGAAGTTTTGATATAAAATTATTTTTGAAATGTCGTCAAACTGTTGGCAACTGATAGTTATGTCAAGCTCACTATCGCGTATTGCGGGCTTGCCTCTTTTATCCAATATAATCTGCGGATTTTTCATCCCTAAACAAATCGCACAGATTGTCCCCAAATTAAGGGGATAGACATTCGATTGTGGGAATAAAATATCTGTCAAAAATTTCAAATAAGGCATCTGAATTATTTCAACAGACGGGCTTGAGTTTTTATCAATCATAAGAATCTGCGCGCAAGTTGTAAATAACTCGCTATGCTTCATTTTAACAGGTGTAACAACAACCTCTTTGCCATCTCCCAAATCATACGGAACAGGCTCATCAAATTGAAAGTATTGTTCCCGCAATATTTCGCGGTCAATCATCGCAGCCCTCACCTATGCCTGTATCGCCCATATTTGTTGCTAAATATAGAACATAGCCAGTAAATGTCTTTTGATTCCCAACCACAGACTTTGCCCCACAATAGCGAGACAGGTCGTCGTCAAGCATAAGCTTACCAACCCCACCAATTGTTACGCCATTAAGTACGGACAAAATGGAATTGATAAAAACATCGCCCCTTGCAACAGGAATGCCGTCATATTCGACCAACGACATTTGCCCGCCATAAAGGAAATCAAAGGCATAAATAACAGAGGACACATACGCCCCCTCAGGCTGAACCATATAGTCATACAGTTTGAACACACATTTTGATTGAGGTAATGCGTCCTCAATCAAATTTGTTAGAAAAATGCTATACTTTTCTTGCGGACCACTTCGCCAAAGCATGTCAAGCTTTTCACTTGTTGTTAAATTTGGTTTATTCAGCGCATCATAATCGTTATATTTTAGCATCTTCCACAAATTTTCAGCTTCGACCGATTTATCTGTTGCAAGATAATTGATAATGTTGTATAATGAAGGCGGCAATGCAGCCAAGCTATTAAACATCTAACGCCTCCTTATCCAAACATTCCTACGGTCTTAACGGCAAAAACTTTCTCGGCGGAAATGTCCGTTCCTATAATTTTTGCCGATACGGTCATTTCGATAGGTTGCTTTGCAATCTTCTTGCAGACAATGAGATATTTCAAATCGTCAATTTTATCAATTGCGACAAATTCTCTGTCTGCATCGGCAATTGCAACAACCACATCTTCCAAGTCCGTTCTTGTCACGCCCGCATATTCAACAGCAATGTTAAACGAAATGTTATCGTTCTGCCGAATCTTCTCAAACAGCGGATTTATAACAATGTTCGCCGATTGTTTCTCAATATCGGCTATCATCACAGTGATAGAAGCAGACACGTTTTCATTGCCACTGAGCTGCGCCGTAATAGTGGCGGAGTCGCCCACAGCTCCAACGGCAGCATATTGCCCGTTCTCGTCAATTGTAACAACGCTTGTGTTGCTGGACGACCATTTGATGTTGCGCTCAACTTCTTCTCCATTCAGCACGACTGTCGCGGTCAATTTTGCGCCTGCACCAGTCACGACCGAAATATCATCAGAATTGATAGAAATACTGTAATCAAACTTACCATTGTCTGCAATCTGCGTGTCAATGTTATCTCCATCATGCAACTCATCGAGATAAAGGTCTAAATAAAGCAGCGAAGGAATACCCTCATCTGCATTATTCAGTGCATTTTGATACGCATTAAGCTTAAATACACGAGCACCGATAATATATCTTGTATTCAGCCTTAACAGCCGCCAAGTTTCTTCAGAGCCCTGCACCATAACAGTTAAGTGATTGTTCGGCGTAATAACATATCTGCCGACCTGATTCATTGGAGAGCCAGCATCATATTCAACAATACAAGGCATGCTAACCACAGCGCCGTTCAGCGGGTCAATAATTCTAAGCGCGTTATTGCATCTGCGAATATTCACCGCTTTAGGCAACCCACCAAATGGATTAGAGCTTGTAGCAAGCCATGTATTTCCGTCAAACTTGTATTGCAATCCGCGTGGTACTCTGTGATAAATATCCTTAAAAATGAGCTTCAAGAAATCACGAGCGTCTCTTGCACCACTTGTTACATCGTCAACCGTAGTGTCAATCCACGCCTCAATAGGACAGAAATCTTCCGAACCAATGTCCCACTGTTCAAGCAAAGCTCCGCCATTTGCGGGCGATAAAGCAGATGTATTATCCCACTGGTCGTCAATAAAAGCCTGCATTAAGTCCCTATATTGATTGTTCGGCGTGGCTGTGTAATACTGCAATGCCATGCATTACACCTCCCTATCGCCAATCAAATGAAAGACTACTGCCCTCACAGTATCATGCGAAACATCGTGCCCCATTTCATGTAACCCACGAACGGTCGCATAAGACTCTAAATCACCTTGCCCGCGCAACTTTACACACAGGCGCGACAAATACTTCAAATATGCCACAAATTTTTCATCTGTGTCAGCATCTTCAAACAGCCCCAAAATTTTATAGAAAGCGTCTGCTCTTTTATCTTTGCTCATAACGCCTCCTCATAAATCTATGCTGTCTAAATTTGCTGCAAGATATGCGTTAATTTGTCTTGCGTTTTCTTCACGCAGCTTATCAATAACATTCTGCTTCTCTTTGAAGTTTTGGGCTTCACTGTTAAATTGGAATGCCTGCGAAGTTTTCAATTTCAAGGCAATCTGCGCAGCATTATTATTTTCTCTCTGCCACCAAGTAATGACAAAGAAGTTAGCAAGAATAGAAACTTCCTGCTCATTCAGGTCCGCAATAAACGTCCGAGCTTCCTCGTTATATTGCAAAGACTTTAAGCATTCATAGAACTGCGGGACCGCAACCATAAGCAATCCATCGCAATATTTTTCAAACCCGTCAATGCTTGAATCAAATAGCTTTTTTAGCTTATAATCTTCAATGACTGCAAGCGCGCGGGTCTCAATCGTGTCAAATGAGGTCAATTATTTCACCTCGTTCTCGTCCGCTCCAACATCTGCCAAGAAATCAATTTTACACAGCCTACCGATTTGCTGCGTAATATTCGCGTCAATTTCTTCGCCATTCGAGACTTTTTCAAGAATCATATTTTCAATGATGTTCTTCTGAGAGTCCGAGCAATTCTTGTATGTTTCAATTACACTTTTTGCGTCCAATTCAAACAGATGAGACAACTGCTCGTCAGAAAGCAAATATCTATATACTTCAGTCAGATTATGCTCTTCAACAAATTCTGCATCAGCGATATAAACACTACCGCTTCTAATACATTCGCTCATATTGTTTACAATGATTGCCGCCTCGGTCTCAAGAAAATCTCGATAGTTGAACTGTCCTTCGATTTTCCAAATCATCGTGCCGCGCAGAACAAGCGTTCCGGGCACAAGATTAACAAATCGAATGGTCTTAGCTTTCGGCTTATGTGCCACCTTGGTTATTTGCGATTCGCAAGCAACTGGCACAGACTGAGCCCTAAGCGCTTCTTGCATTGCGGCAATTTGAGACTGTAATTCCTTTACCTGTTTTTCAAGCAGGGCAGATGTGTCATTGGCGGTTTTGTTCGTAGTCTTGGGCTTGTTAGACCCATTGGTTTTTCCTGCCATGTTTATCTCCTTTTATTCCATTTATTCTTAAATATATAGGAGCGGACTATTAAGCCCGCCCCTACAATGCATTACTTACTGAATGGTGTAAACGCCAGCATAAGCAGAAGAAGCATATGCAAATGCATAGCTAATTCTCTGCGTGAAGTTGCTGGTGATGTCGGCATTCATATAGAAATCATTGCTGTTCGTCAACTTCGTAGACAGAACGCCTTTCAGCAGTTTGTCCTGAGACGGAGAAACAACATAAATTTTGTTATCAGGCAGAACGAGCTGTCCGTCAGCGCCAACTGCGTTGTCAAGCTTCAGCACGTCAAAGCCCATAATGCTTCTCATAAGCTCAACCTTGCCGTCGCCTTCGCCGTCAACATTCAGACGATAGCCAGAAGTGCTGTCCGGGATAACATTCATAAGAGCGGTAGCAGAGCCTGCAAATACAGGACGCACACCGCCATTGCGATACTGCACAGTTTCGCCCATCTTGACAAGCGTCTTGAGGTCGAACGCGCCAGTAACACTCAGAGCACCAGCAGGAATGGTAGCCAGACCAGCGGTCAGAATGTTCAGAGCATCGCCATACATTGCGGCATTGATGGACGCCACAACCCACATCAGCATTTCGCCAATATCTTCCTTGCCCGCAAGAACATTGTACATCTTAGCAAAGACTGTAACAATGCGTTCCTCGGGAGCAACAGTCACATCGGTGGAATAACCGTGCTGTCTAAACGAGGTCCTTTCAGAACGCCCACCTTTTGAAATCAAGTAGTAGCCTCTTGCAGGCACGCGGAACTTAACCACATCACCAGCGTTTTCAGTACGCATGTCAGCGAACAGGTTAAACTGCGGCAGAATGGTCTGCGGAATAATTGCACGGACGGTCGCATTTGCAATCGAAAGTGCAGCCCACTGAACAGACGGATGGTTGATCCATGCATCCTGCTCAAGCCCTTCACGAGCAACGCCAGACTTGCGCTCAACCTCAGACATAAAAGCGGTCTGAAGCAGACCCTTCTTCTCAGAGGAGCGCTCTTTATCTACAACATAAGACATTGCTGCTTCATAGAAATCAGTGTTCCCAGCAGCAAACTTAATCAGTTCTTGATTCGTCAGCATATTATAATATTCTCCTTTCAAAGTTTCTTAATTAGTGATAGTTCGCCATGCAGCGCAGGAGAACAGCGGGAACTTCCTCGAAACCGCACTTAATGGTCGTCAGACCCTCAATGCGGAAGTAAGCGCCAGACTCAGGAGCATCAGCTGCGGGTGCAGCATACTTACCGTCAGCAGCAGGAGCAACATACTTACCGATGTCGCCAACTGCAGGCAGAGTGCCAGCAGCAAACAGTTCCTTAGTAATTTCAAAGCAGTCAACACCGCCCATGACAGCCCGCAGACTCATCGGCTTGCCAGCTTCATTGTAGAAGTAGCGCGGGTCGTCGTGAATCTGCGTCTCGAGCGTATAACCGAGCTCGGGGCTCTCAACGAGCCAAACATTATCAGCACCAGCCGTTGCGGGCTTAACCGCATAGTCGTAACCCTGCACTGCGCCAGTAGTTGCATTCTTGCGAATGCCATCAAGAGTGACAAGCTGACCATTATCAAGGTCGCCGTCTGCATATACGCCGCACATAGTCAGCGCATCATTGTCCCACGCCATCAAGTGCGAGGAAATCAGAATGCCATGATTCTTAGCCATATTATTTAATCTCCTATCTTAATAATTTTCTTTGATTCTGTCCCATACATTCATGGTAGACATATCTTTCTTTTGAATTTCAATCGGTTTAGAGAAAGCGAAGATTTTATCTGCGTCTTTCTTTGCCGCCTTTTTGAACGCATTAAAGCACTGTGCTTTAACCTTATTACCAAAAGCATCAATCTCGTCCTTGCCACAAGCAAGTCCCTCGGCACGCAGTTCCTGATATTTGTCGGCATCAAGATAATCCTTGACTTCATCCAAAATATCTTCAACGCGCTTAGCAATCTCTTTTTCTTCAATCGCCGCCTTGTATGCTTTCAGTTCGTCAAGCTCTTTTCTCAACTCGTCGATTTCGGCATCTTTCTGCATAATAATTGCGTCTTTTTCGTCGGGCTCATCTTCAGACTTGCCCTCTTCACCCATGAGATGTTTGAACTCTTCAGGGCAAGAGAACCGCTTAATATCATCGGTTTCGACAAACTCAATGTCAACTTTGACCATTTCATCGTCCATGAACAGCCCATCTTCCGTATAGCTAAAATTAATACGGAATCTGTCGCCGTCATCATTTCTGATAATCACGAACTTTTTATTGTCCTGTTCAAAAATGCCGTCAATGTACCAACGCCAATCATAATTTCTTGCACGAAGCTCATCATTGATTTTCGTCCACATAAGATTGAGGTCAACAGCCGCAAATGCAACTTCTTTGCTCATTTTTTCATCGTCCTCCTTTCCCTCTTCGTTCAAATCTAATTCATCATAGATTTCTTTTAATTTATTCAAAACCTCCTGCTCGTCATTCTGTTTAGCATAAGCCAAAGCAGAAGCAAGAGCACGAGTTGAATAACGCCATTCGCCGTCGAACAACCCCATTACGGGGTAGCCAAGCTTAGTCACCTCTCTGTCCTCCCAGCCTTTCTCAAGATTGAGACAGACCTTTGGTGCGAGAGATTTATAATTCTTCTCTTTAATTAAATCTTGCTTGGCCTTGTTTCCATCCCACTCACCAGTATAAACGGCGTCTTTAGAAGTGTTGATGGGATGAGACACATACTTTTTTTCAGCCATAGATTGTTTCCTCGTTTCAACAAATTTGGTTAGATTAGATACGGCATCGCCATGACGCGCACGATAATAATCCTCGGCGTCGCTTTCACTGAACCGCACAAATGCAATATCGCTCTCAGGACAGCTGGGTTTAACACGTTTACCCAACACAGTCACACCCTTGATACTAAACGACTCAGCCTCATTTTCATCATCTGGCTTCATAGTGAATTTCGCCTCGATGCTAACTGCGCGTTCATTGTCTTTCTCAAAAATCTCACAGAAATCAGCCGCATATCGCTTACTAATGATAGCGTCGCAATATGCCCGCAGATAACCGTTGTTATCTTCAACGAACTCAATGTCTTGGTCTTTGGGAATCATGCCCACAATATGCTCATCGGCTTCATGCGTGGTCGCATCACCCATAAACATCTTAGCCACAATCCACATACCAAGCGCAGACGGCGCAGATGCCCGCAAGCAATCCTCATCAATGCCAATACCATGGCTGTTAGGGCGAGTAGAAATAAAGCCCAATCTGGCAATGCTGAACTCCTGCTCGTCATAATCGGAAAATTCAATCCGCTTGATTTCCTCTACTGCAAAGTTATATTCTCTCTGCAATTCCTTACCTCCTTTCCTCAAGGATAGCAAATATATTAAAGCTCAATGCCGTTATCAGCACAGAACTTCAACATCTTTTTAATCTTTTTAGTGCGCTTGAACCACAAGCTATCATCATCATCTTTCCACCCAGGAATGTTACCTACATGATGCGCCATAAACGCCAAATTGCCATCAAGGCATACATATTTACTCACATCTGCAGGTGTGCCAAGTCGAATCATGTTAGTTGGACTCCTTGAGAATCCAAAAGTCAGGAACATCGTGGTCATAAGCGCCGATTCTTTCATCGCCATAAATGACCATCTTATCATTGAGCAAAATTACCTGCTCGACGATTTCATTTACATCCTCCAACATATCCAGCAAATCGGCATAAACATGGATGTCGTTGTTATCAAGCGCAATTTTGCATACGCCCATAAACATCATCTGGAAATCAATGACACGTCGTTCAACCTCAGCAATAATGTCGCCGGCTCTGTCATAATCCTCAGCGCCACTTGGCGTCTCGCCATAGATGACGGCGATATTATAACGCTCCAACGTGCGCTCGCCAATTAGGTCACTCAGTGCAGGAAACCAATGTGCAATACCATGATGAATGCGGTCGGCAGTTTGGTTCATGGCAAACTTGACGCCGAGCACAGACACCATGCGGTCGAATTTGCGGTTCTCGACAAAACACTGCTTAATAAGCTCCATCAGCGCATCTTGCGTATTCTTAGATACAATCATATTATTCATCCTCATTCAAGCATCTCACGGCTTGCATATTCCCAAATAAAACCTTTTGATGTTTTTCGCTTTCCTTAATATATCAAGGCTCATAACTAATATCCGCTAAAAACCTCAATAACTTTTTAGTGCGCTTAAACCACAGAAAGCCGTCAGCGTCTTTATACTTAGGCGGGATTCCTGCGGCATGTGCACCATTCGCAATAGGTCCGTCGAGACAGATATACTGGTCAAGTTCATCGTCTTTTGGACTTCCAAGAATAATCATATCTTACCCCTGCTTCTTAATCGGCATACAATTCGCGGCTTGCCTCGGTTGCAGCATCTACCGCTCCTTCTTCGCGCGGTCTGCCACCTTCTGATTCCTGCGAAGTTGTATTGATGTTTACCATAAGTTGGCTATATTGCTCAAGCCATCCAGTGTTCTTGCTCTCTCTCAAAGCCGCCTCAAACAATGCGGGGTTCTGCCCTAAAACAGATGCCCAAGCAGATGGCGGCAAAACAATGCCCCTGTCTGCCAATTTGTTAATTTGGTCAAATCTTTGAGTGCGATCATATCTATATGTCGCGCCGTCAAATGTAAACTTGAACTTATACTTCTTTGTCATTTGATTAACAAAGAAATCCATAAAGTTATTAAACTGCGCATACATCGGGCGCATGGTTTGATAAACTTCGTTCTGCTGAGCCTCAAGCTCCGCCGCGCTTACTCTATCAGTAGAATAAATGACGCGGCTAATGCCAGTGCCACTTGCAGCAGTGGTCGCAACTTGGTCTTTATACATGTTGCCGTTTTTATCCTCAAACTGGAACAGTTTATTGTCTTCGGTAGGCATTGCCCCCAATTTAACAAGAGAACCGAATCCCGCCTTTGCCTTTGCCATAAGCTGCCCAAGCAGTTTAAGGTTAATTGCAAACTGGTCTTTTTGTTCACCGGATTTTGCACCATCATAAAGCCTGATTGTGCCGACAAGAATTGCATATGCAGAAATCAGGTCTTTATTATATTGCAGGCGCTCAACTTCTTCGTCTCGAAGAATATTCTTGACAAAAGATGCCAAGAACGGTACGGGAGAAAATGTTGATGGGTCCATTTTCCATCTTTTATATTTTATATTCTTTTGTTACATTTGTATTTCTACATAGTGCCACCCATGTAAAAGCTTTTGAACTTGTTCGTCTATTTGCTCGCGCGTCGGCATATCGTCGTGATGGTTTGCCTTTATGCGGAAAACAGAATATCCGTTCTTTTTAACCCAATTATCTCTTCGTGCATCCCTACGAGCGTCTTGGTGCCAAAACCATCCATCATATTCTACGTCAATTTTAATATCTCCAACAGACACGACGCAATCTAAAGAGCAACCGCCACAGGGCTTTTCAAGTTCGCAATTGCCATACATATCGAGCAATATTTCAGATAGGAACTTCTGTGGCTTCGATATGCACAAATATCCTCTTTTCGCCATCGTTTCCCTTGCTTGCTTTGCAAATTGAGGAACTTGTAATGCGTGCTCGTGCCCATATCTCTCCATCATAACGCTCTTGTATCGCTCTTGATATCCTTCGCGTTGCATGTGCCAGTCGTGCCCATACTTCTGCCGATTTGTTTCTTTAACCTTCTCTAAAATTTCAGGAACAAACATCGAATTGCACACGCCGTACAAATTAGACATAGTTTCTTTGTATTTGATATGACGGCATCGAACACAACAATCACCAAGTTTTTCATCATGATCTTTATTGTAATCTTTATATGAAACGTTTTTTATGCTTCCGCAATAATCACACTTTACATCAACTCTTACATGACTCCCCTTGGGCAAATCTTTTGTTTTTACCTTGATTTTTGTTCCGCGACAAACCGACATCTTTTTGTGCTTTTTATCCCAATACTTAGGTATTTCATATCCAAGATTCTCAAACAACGTTATCGATTTTGATGCGAGCACGACCTCAGATTCCTTTGTTATTAACATGTCGCCCCTCCTTTCTTTTATTTTTATGTTGTGGCAAAATGTAACAAAATAGGACGCTACTCCTTATAGGCATAAGCCCTTGCGATTTCTCGCAAGAATAGACTATATCTTCACTTTGCTTTTATGCAAAGGCATACCACTTCCACAACCAATCACACTTAGCCTTATTTCATGCTTATGTTGTAGCTGATAAAACTCTAAGGGTGTTCCAGCAATTCAATATGTTTAACGTGAGTTAGTCAATTTAGCCCACGAACCTGACATAGGTGACGCATCTGCCCACAAAGCATATGTGCCAGTTCGCTTATTTAATGGCGCAGACGGTTTATAATCAATGCCAGGAGATTCCATGACTCGCTCATACATCTTGCGTACAGCGGGGTCAAATTCGCCAATGTCAACGCCCGGTTGCATAAAGTATGTCATATCCATTGAGTAAAGCAGTCCCTTTTCCCAATAGCCCGTAATCATACATCTGTCTTGTGGCATCATCTGCAATGCATACCGCATTTTTTTATTGCCATTGCCCGGCTTGGATTTGCGAAACCATGTAAAATATGTTTCGCGCCGCATGACATTCATCAATACATTATGGAATTCTTTCTTGTAATCAAAGTTAAGAAGAAAGTCCTCAACCCGCGCCTTATCTTTTGCGTACTCAGCGCTTTCATAGTCCGCCTTTGTATATGCATTTGTACATACATAAGACAAATCGAGCGCCAAAGAATTTACATAAGAATACAAAGTGCGCTTGAATATCATGTTGAATTGAGCCGCAAACTCATTATACATTTGCAGATTTTCAGGACACGAATTAAAATCAACCAACGCCTTTTGAATAGCCTCATAAGACGGAACACCTTTAATTGTATTCAAATTCTGCAAAAGCTCATTTGACAAAAACGGCGAATAGTAATTAGAATCCATAAAGGCAAGCCCTTCAGAAAACTTTATAATATCCTCAAGCTCTTCTCTTTCAAGCCTTTCTTTTCCGTTCACACCGCACCTCCTTTCTGTCTATCAATATACAAGTTGTAAATCGTCAAGATCATAATCCTCATCATCATTGGTCAGACGCTTATTCCATTCTATTTCGATTTTATCAATTACAATGTTGACATAAGACATAACAACAACACGGTCTTTAGTCGCCTTGTTGTCTTCTTTAAGATATAGGTTATCGCCCTTTATTTCTGTGTTAAGTTTGATTGCCTCCTGAATAAGCAGGTCGGTCTCGCCATAAGGGGCAAGCTTGTCTGCCAATTCTTCTGAGGTCAGTTTGAAATACTCGCCCGAATCTTCAAGCTCTTGCTGCTTGTCCGCCATAGATATAAGCATCTTTATGTCATTGCATTCAAGATGCTTTCTAAGCGCAAGCCACCAAACACCATTCTTTTGTGCCGAGCCCTGTGCAGGAATAATGCATGGGACAGCATCTTTATCAACCGTCCGCATACGCAAGTCAGCAAGCTTTGATTCTGTTACGAGGTGATAGTTAAAATTCTGCGCAACCGTTAATCCTCGTGAATCCCACATATAGCCGCGCCTTGGATGCGTCCTTTTTTCGGTCATAAGGTTATATAGTGTTTCGCCGCCCGCTCTAAGGTCGTTTACAATAAAGTCTGCGTTATAGTCCCAAAACAGCTCTCTAACGCGCCATTGCGCGCCTGTACTGTCTGAGGCGGGCCATTGTTCCATATACTCAAGACTACGAATGAACCGACCGTTTTTCCAGACAGCCGACCAGCACTCAATAATTGTATTATCGTTGCCGTATCCCGTCTTAAATGTTGTGTTCGCAAATGCGTAGTCAACGCCAACAAGCCGTATTTCGTCCGCTTGTTTTTCTCTGAACGGCGGCTTTGTGTTCGCCAATACCTGTGTATCGGTAGGCGGAACATATGCCTCTGGAATTTCTTGATTGTCCTTGAAATTCTTTAGGCTAAAGAATGCACCTTCGGGACTACCCTGTGTTTCATTCTCCATCTCCATTGAAAACATTTTTTTAAACTATTTTTTTTGAGGTTAATTATATATATTGCCAGTGAAATCCATATGCGATCCGTTGTTGCCCGCGACAACACTTGGAAATTGAGGACGGGTCCTTGTTCAAGGCACGACCCGCCTCAGCCACGGATTCATAAGTAACTCCCGTTTCGACACACATCAGCTTCTTCCCACCAATGTTAAGATGTGCAATCCGCGATTGCTCTCGCATCTCCTCTGTCCAAATTCGATTTTTATTATATCTTCTAAGATGCTCTTTTACGCTTTCTGGACATTTGTGCCCTACTCCGTTCCTCTTACCTTTCATCCTCTCCGACCTACGACGGCATATTTCTTCCGAAAGCTTCCATGTTTTGCCTTTTACATTTTGGTTGCCCATTATACTTTGGCTTATTTTATTTCTTGTTTCTTCGGAATGTTTTTTGCCGAACATGTGATTATCTTTCCCGCATTTTATTTGTTCCGGGTGTTCTTTAAAACGTTTTTTAGCTATTTCGCTCATTCTCTTCTTGTCTTCTTCTCTATGACGATATCCTTTTGTGCTTTCTGCTATCGGACATATATTGTATCCGACATCTCTGTCGGCACTATCATAAAAATCTATCCAATACTGCTCGCGTTGTGTTAAATTTTCGTGCGATACGCCTCTTTCCAACACTTCAACACTAAAGTTATCAAATCCATACTTTTTAATAGCCATGCAGATACGCCTATTTGTATCTTCGCGTAAGTATTGTTTTATACGAGTATAAAAATCCACCGTCTGCCCGACATAAACCTTCCCGTTTATTAGGTTTCGCCATAAATAAATGCAACTAAAAGAAAATTTCTTTTTATCATTAACCTCAAAAATATTCATGCTATAAAATCCTTCCTGCAATAAAGATTATTATTCAAGAACAAATGGGGTAATTTGTTCGTTTGCAGACGAACAAAAACAATTTGCAACTTGCTGTCCCCCATTGTTCTTTTAAGCACAGGTCGCTACTCCTCGTTTCTCTCGTTTTTTTTTGAGAGACTGCATGTTTCCATGCAGATAAGACTATATCTTCACTTTGCTTTTATGCAAAGGCATACCACTTCCACAACCAATCGCTTGTTGTGTACTCCCTTACGGGATAGTCGTTGAACGTTCCTCTATTCAAGGCTTCGCTGCTGATTGCCCAATTTTTATCATTTTCTCGCATATCACACTTAGCCTTATTTCATGCTTATGTTGTAGCTGATAAAACTCTAAGGGTGTTCCAGCAATTCAATATGTTTAATGCGAACCTTTTCAAATCCGCTTTGGACATTTTCTTCTTTGCCTTTCGATAGTCCGCCCATGTTCGGCTTCCTTCTTGAATTGCGGTATAAATGTCCTCTGCCATAGGAATGTACTTCTCGTGCTTTGATGTGTAATACCCCTCAACGCATTTTCTGTATTCCCTAATAAACCATTCCCATTCATACCGAGTAGATGAAATATAACAAGATTTTGCTGCCTTTATCCACCTATCTGTTTTATACTTAGTGTCGAGTGTAAACGGTGCAGGACGCTCGTGCCCCATCGGCTCAAATACGGAGTCGAGAATTGACTTCTTCAGCAATCGCGTCTCTTCGTATATCGTAAATGTAGAACGCATACCACGGGCGTTTTCAGAACACACAGCGACCGTTGTCGTTGATTCATTTAATGTGTTCGTTAAGACGAAAACACCCTCATCAAGCATTTTAACTGTCAAATAGCCCTTCTCATACAAATACTTCAAATATGGCGAATATTTCTTAATGATTTCTTTTATCATCTTGTCCCTTACAAGTCTTGCGGACTGCGGGATGGAAGATGATGTAACAACAATTTCTGAATGCGGATATAAGCTCATTGCACAAAATGCAGCAACACCAACAATAAAAGACTTTGCCGTTGAACGAGATGAAAAATCCCAATATTCGTCAGCAACACCTATCATATGCAATTTCAGCTTCTGTACAGGATACAGCTTAATACCAAGGACCTCTTCAGCAAACAAGTCCCAATTCCTGCGATAATAAGTTATCCACTTTTTGACATTTTCGGACTTACGAAATTGTTCGTTTTCTCTTGCGGTCGGCATTACAACTGCTCCTTAGGAATATTGGGGTAGTTCTTCGTCCCCGCAATCATGTTCTGCATTGACCGCATCCAGTCATTATATATTTTTTCATAGCCCTTAACATCCTTATACCGCTCCTCATCCGTCAATTCGGCTGGCTCGGTATTCTCAAATTTCCATGCCAAGTGGTCTATGTATCTATCTTCGTCCGATTTTGTATTGTCTCTGAAATCATCTATTCGTAACAATTTCATCCATTTCAGGATTTCATCAGTTGTAGATTTTGTTTCTTCGCCTGCTTCGCTTTCTTTCTTAAAGCGCAGATTACACTTGCACAATGACCTATACGCCTTTTCCGCCGAAACAGATATGGCTTCGAGGTCGCGCGTATAGTCTAAATATTCTCTTTCAAGCCAATCCCAATCATCGGCTGTATAATCGCCCCAACGCGCTCTATACTTGTTTGCGTCTGCGAGATGGCGGTCAATATCCTTAACTTCGCCACCAACGCCCGTCTTTATCATGTCGGACAACATGGCATCTGACTGCCAAAAGCCCTCATATACGCGATTTAAGTTAGCAAGCGAAATCAAGTAGAATGTAATTAAATCACCCGTTTTGTCGTTTTCATACATTTCCGAAGCGGCGTACCACGCCTCTAAAATGAACGGTACGCCCATTTGCGCCAAAACAAGCCACAGTGCTGCCATCGGCTTTTCTACCTTATCTGTGTAGTCTTTAAGTAATCTTTTGCCACACCTGCGGCACACAAAAAATTGCATGTTGGGAACGGATGTCGTTGAGTAAAAATCGCTTATTGGCTTTCTTGACCCACAGGCAATGCACAGCCGCACATTCCTGCTATCCGTCCTAATGCTTTTGGTCGGAGCTTTCTTTTTTGCTGTCGGCACCGCCCCACCTCCATTTATTCAATTGCAAAAGAAAGAAGAGCGAGAAAGCCCGCTCTTCAAACTTAATTCAAATAATATATCTTGTTCAATTCTCGTCCAAGCTCGCTGTACAATGCAAAGTAAGCGCCCGCACGAGAATTCTTTAGAATCTTCTTAGCGTATGTGTCCGTTCCACAAATTGACGGCACACGAATAACTTCGCGGTCTCCAACCGCTCCGACACCAGCCGCCTTTGTTTCGCTTCTGTGCAAATGTCCCGCATACAGACAATCAATCTCAATATTATACAGGTTTTCATAGTAGTTTATCAGGCTTACAAGGTCGCCCGTCTCGCCATGAGCAAACAACAAATTAGACCCGTAAAGATTTGTAAAGAATACATCACCGTAAGGCTCGACATTCACGCCATAAACATCAGCAAGCCTCAAATCCATAAAAGCATGAATAATCTTTGCAAGCGATTCTTCTGGAAATTCAGGTGTCTGTGTCAATACTCTTGACACATCGTGGTTGCCGGAAATGATGGCGAACCGAATCGGAACGCCAAGCCGCTTATTCGCTTCTACGAGCCACTGGCTCATAAATTCAGCAAACTCAATAGTAGAATCAATAACTCCATGCCGCAACTTCTGAAGCGAACTCATGCGCAGAATGTTCTCAACGGCATCGCCCGCACTGACCACAAACAACTGGTCGTAATCAAAGCGGTCGTTTTCCATCATTGCAAGCAAATGCCACATTCGTGTCTTGAACACATCTTTGTCATACTTATTGACGGTCTCGCCGTAAAGCCCCTTAATTTCAAAGGTCGAATCAAAATGCTCGTCAGAAATAATCAACAGCCCTGTTGTTTCAGCAGGATAGGTATAATCCATGTGAACGGGCTGAATCTTCGGCAACTTGCCAATTGCTTCTTCAATCTGTTCCGTCAGAAGCTCTTGCCTTGCAACCTTTCTGAAATATTCTTGGTGTTCAAGGTTTGCCGTCTCAATTTTCTTGCGCTCTTTAATAAGCGTGTCGGCTGCATCTCTCAGCTCGTCAATGTTTTCGTCAGTTCCTTCAATCACATCATTTCTGACATTTTGAACAAATTGATTGAAGAACACACTGCATCTTCTTAAATTTTCACGGGCATACATGTCGCCGTCTCCAACGACTGCCTCTGCCCATTCATTATAATCAATCAATCCTTCGGAGAGAGCATCAGTAGCTCTCCCCGCATACTGGATTAACGATTCTCCGTTTTTCCGTTTCATTCAACACCTCGTTAGTTAGGCTCGTCGTAAGTCAGCGCTCTGTCGCTGTCGCTAATGCCCTGCGTAGTCATATCGACCACAACACCAAATGCGGACAGAAGAGCAAAGATAGCATTGATAACATCAACCACAGCCGCACTCGCCGCGTCCGTATCATAATCAATGCCAAGCGCTCTAAGCACCTGACCGACCAAAAGGAACAGGGCAGGAATAATCGTCAACCAAAAATACTTGTTCTTCAGTCTGACCTTCCAGTTAATTTTCATTTGTATTGAACCCCTTTCTTAAATGCCACAAATGGCATAATTTTTATCGTCCAAAATGGGCTTCTTCCCATAGTGAATAGTCTTGTTTTGAACGCCCGATGTTTGAACATTCATATAATAATTGATTTACGGGCTAATTTCAGCCGCGACAAAAATAGAATTTTTATTCGTCTGTCCTGTCGTGTCGTCTTGCCGAATCCCACTTGTTTTTACACTCGGCACAACACACAATTTGCTTGTCTTTGTTGTTGCCCTTTGCTTTGAATCGCCGCCCGCAAATCGGACAAATCTGCCCAAGGTCTTTTGTATTATTTTTCAAATTTCTTACAATCACATCGCCAAAGCATGCCCACAACATTTTTTTATGACTGTTCGGACGAACAGTGTATAAGTATGCAACAAGCGAATTTACAACGAAATCTAAATCCCACCTACACTCATTGAGTATCTGTGTGCGAATTTTTCTGTAAATATACAAATCCTCGTCCGCAGATACATTCTCGGGCACTTCAATTGTTCCAACCCGCATCTGCCAATAATCGTAGGATTTAATTGCTTGGCAATTATCACTTATCATAAATCCCGCATCGACATTCATAAGCATACGATAATCAAGTTGCCCTAAATTTTTATTATACTTTAATCTGCTCGGAACAATAGCCGCCGCAATTCTGTTCATTGCAGATTGATTGGGCGGCTCGACCTGTGATTTCTCAGGATGTTTCGGGTCATACATTTTATCTTTGGCATAAATGAAAAAGTTTGGCAACTTTGATTTTGTGTGTTTCTTGATTATTTTGTCGGCAAAATTCGGTCGTGTTAAAAAGAATAGTGTCTTGCTGCCATCAATTCGGAAGTTTGTTTCCATTGTTAGCCATTTGATAGCAAGGTCGGCTTCTTCTCTGTTTTCCTCATCGTTATTATGGACAATTGTAATTAAATTGCTTATCGGACCTATATTGCCCGATGTGTAAGCAAGCGACATTCCACGGTATATTGTTTCGGGCGTTAATTCTCCACCTTGCGCCTTTTTCATTTCGTAGTAAAGCGGAACAACGCCATCCATTGTTCTTTTTGCAACTTTAAGTAGGTTGGAATCTTTAATTACTAATAATTTGTCACCGTCGCAATCGAACGCCAGCATTTTACTTACAGTGTCATAGCTACTTGTGTAAATGCATTTTGATTGACCCAACCACTTATCTAAATATTCGTTTCGCCTGTTTTTCTTAATTGCCCATTCTTTTCCAAGAGACGGCGACCGCAATAACATCAATTCGCTATCGGTGGAAAATTGATTTGTATACACATCCCCATCCGCCAACTCATCATCTGGGCCGCGACTTTCTCAAAAGCCCGGATGTCGGCATGGATGTGCGCAAGCGTATAAGTCGGATGCTTGGTGTTTTCTTGACAGCCATCTTCACC